CTATGTCCTCCACCCCGTAGGGTAGGCTAGTAGCCGTCAGTCGAACTGACAAAGTAATACTGACGAGATCAAATAAAGTGGAGAAGATGCGAAGATTTTTCAAGGGTTGCCCTCCCCCCCCCCCCCCCTCGGTTGCCCTTTGGTTCTCGGCGCAGGGCAACGCCTCGCAGGGGCGACGGGGGTCGGGCTCTTCGGACTGTTGGGAGTACCCCCTCGTAAATCTTTGACCCCTAAGTCGATTTACCACTTAACCTTGTCAGCCCAGTAAGCAGCACTTAGCTTCCCCTTGGCGATATTCTGGGAATGCCGTGCCTTGAAGGATTTTCTCTTAGCCTTCATACGGTCAGACTCTCCAGCCTTGGGAGCACCCGCAGTGGATGCACCTTGTTCGCCAAAGCGGATTGTTTTGATTGTAGTACCAGACTTAGCAACTACGACATGAGACTTCTTAGGATGGCTGGGGGTCTTCTTAGGTTGATTGAAACCTTTGACACCAGCTCGACTGAGACGTGAATCTTTCATTAGATATCCTTATTATTTTACAACGGATGACCGAGCAGGGAGTACCTAGGCTAATACCTAGGGGACCCCAAAGAGTATAACTTTGAGTGTTTATGTGTTGTTGTATTTACCATGGTGATTGACTAGGGAGAACTATAGGTTAACTTTAGGGAGAACCTTAGGTTAACCTAAGGGTAACTTAAACAACAACAACTTACAAAAACCTATAGGTTAACCTAAGGTTAACTTATAGTTTATCTATAGCCCCAACCATTGGTAATCTACCACATTGGTCATTTCCTATTTGTGGTCTTACATTGGGGGTGTGGGTGTATAACTTGGATTGTCCAACAGTTTCCCAAGTCTTTCACTGACCCCACTGTTTGGCTTATATGGTGGTGCAGGTGGAACATATTGTTTTACCTGACGACCCATCTCTGGTCTCTGGGCTGCCTTGAGAGCTGCTGAGGAAGGCATAGTCTGTGTTGTTACAGGTGCTGCCACAGGTGACTGAGGAGCTGCTCTGCTGCCTCCACGGAAACCACCACTACCACCACGTTGCTGACTGAGGTACCGATAAGGCTTCTTCTGCAATCCATCAATGATGAACTGAGCTGTGTGTTTATCATCAAGGTCCATCTGCTCTTCCATGATTCTCATGGGAGCAGCGTAAATGGTTTTGTTGAAGAAGTGTCCAGGAACTCGTAAAGCTCCCTTAGCCATTAACTTAGTATCACCCTCTATTGCTCCTGTGATCAGATCCGACCCTGCTTCGCCTGTTGTTTTTAACAATGACATAGCTGAGTTAACTCCTATGTTAGGAGAACCCCCACCAATTTGACTTAAGGTATCGAGAAGACCACTACCACTATTCTGAGCTCCACCTGACAAGTATTTAGCTGACTTAAGGAGACCTTCAAACACTGGAGTCATAACACCAAAGATTGGCATTCGAGTGACAAACTTCAAGATGTACTCAGCTGGATCGTTCTCTAGCTCAGCAATCATATCTTCCATTTCTCGTCCAGACATCCATTCTCTTAGGAGAGTAATTATTGTTTCTACTACGGCTACTGAGATGATACCACCAAACATTAAACCTACGGCTCCACGCTCAGGAGCATTTAAAGCAACGTCATCAAACCAAGATCGCATATAAGTAGTCAAGGTATTCAGTAGTTTTCCTACCTCATCCTGTGAGTTAAACACACTTAGGTTTTGATTCAAGCCAAAGCTGTGTGTTCCTGAACGCTTACGAATTAAACCTTCAACTCCGTATTGAAAGTCTGTAGCTGCTGCTTTATACAGCTCAGGATCAATCGGAGGACTCTTCATGTTCTTAAGATCTCGATAGACCATATGAAGATCCCTGAAGTCCAGAACACCGTCCAAGGCGTTAGCTGCATTCATACCATACATCATTGCCTCAAGCTTTAGTGGCGTGTCTAATCCAACTTTAATTGCCTTGAGGGCAAGAAGTGGATCAAGCCCCTTGGCTTGACGAGCAAGACTTTTGTGCATCTTCCAAAGTTTACGTTCTTCTGCTGCGGATTCAAAGCTACCTTCCAACAGCTTTTGCATAGCAGCTTTATTCTCAGGTAACTCTCGGAAACGTAGGAACTCTTTCAGCTTCCCATCTCTCATCATAGTGGTCAAGTCTCTAACATGCCGTGCTTTACCAAAATATCGAGTATGGTTTGTTCCATCGTTTACTCCACCTGCAAGCACAGCTGTCTGTCCTGTGCGTTGGAAGAAGTCTGCTACTTTACCAGTCATACCTTCACTGTTACGACCTGAGTTCCAGATCGCTCGGTACGGTGAGTTCATGTCTGTGTCAAAGTCAATGTCAGCAATGCCTTCATTAAAATGGGTTGAGTGGTCCTTACTGTACTCTTCTAGAGATGTAATAAGATCCCCTACCTGATATCTAGTAGCTGAGTCTTTACGGTCCCAGAACTTGAGCAAGCTAGAGACATACTTAAATAAACCAACAGGCACACTAACTCCTTTAGTCTGTGGAATGTTCTTTAAGATTTCCATTACAAGTTCAGGTGACTGAGCGAGACCGTAGCCAAGACCTGAGGAGGTCGTAGCGATGCCTCTGACTGTTCTAGCAATGTTCTGTCCAACACGACTTTCAGAACCAGAGCGAGTGATGGTTCCGTTGTACTCGGCGTATTGCCAAACTAACCGACCCATACCATCGTCAATATCCTTGATGATTGCAGCTCGTTGATCTTGGGGCATACTCTTTGCCATCGTATCAGCTTTCTGCTTAATTCTTTCTTCCATCATTCTAAAGAACTCCTTAGGACGGAGTCCTGGACTTCCTGAAAGTTGATCCACAGATTCTTGGAATAGAAGATCAAACATGCGATACCGTGAGAAGTTTTGGTATGCAGCATGGAGATCAGTCCTAGCCACCTTGAACAACTCTGCATCAGAGATCAACTCTTCAACCGAAAAGTTTCTGACGGTTGAAAAAGCTTCGTCATGGTGATTCCCATCAAGGACTGGTCTACTATTAACCATGGAGTTCTTTGTATGATGATAGCGACCCTGACGTGACTTGAAGTCAAGCAGTTCCTTCATCTCCACTTCGATCAGTCCCTTGTTGTTAAACTCTTCTTTCCATACCTTGGTAACATTAGTCTGATCACCTGAGACGGTATCGTAATACTTTTTCAGGTCAGCATCAGAAAGATCCTTTACCGAAGTTGGCATAGCATAGACCGTAGCCTTCTTACCACCTTCTTGAATAATAAAGAAGTCACGTCCTTCTTTCCCTATAGTCTTTGTGAAGTCAGTAGACTCAGTAGTTACGACCTCAAACTTCTTTAGCTTCTTCAGCGTATCAGCATCCAAAGTGATGTTGTTTGTCAAGGCAAACGTACGGTCCTGTGTATAAAATTTAGAGTTATCCTCAAGGTTCATGATACCCATGGTGATCAGGGTGTTCCTGTCAAGGCTCTCGTCTGCCATCTTAGTAGCACGGCGAGTAGCAACAATACTACGGAGCAGGTTGTCGTACTGTTGGTTATCTCCCATAGCAGCCATGAGCTTTTGCATGTGCAACTGAATAGGAAGGTACGAGTCTGCTTCAACGGGCTTGCCGTTCTTAGTTACAGTTCTCCACCCAGTCTTCTCTTCGAGCTTCAGCATTTCAGTATTGAGATGCAGCATTTCTTTTCTGTAGTTCTCCATGATACCAGCCATCTTGGTAAAGTCACCTCCACCCAAACCATCGGACATTTCCTTAGCGGTCGGTGTAGTCTTCTTCTGCCAAGCTACGATCTGCATCTTCTGCAACAGCTTACGTGACGCAGGGTCTAGCTTCAGCACCTGTGCTTCAGCTTCCAAGGCATGGTGGATTCTCGTCAGGTTCGCTGTGAACATAACGGCTTCCTGCTTTGACTTAGCAGCTGAGCGAACTGGGGTACCATTCGGTGATACCAGTTGACCCGTCATTGCTCTGGAGTCATCCATGAACATAGCCATGAAGCGAAGTTCATCATTCATAGCTCTTACTGTAAGCCCAAGTTTAGAGGCATGCTGAAGAGCATTTACAGTGTTGGACATCCACGTGCGCCATCGGTTACGATTAGTTCGTTCACTACCGCCCAACAAATATGAGATAAAGTTGTTCTGTCTTAGGAGTTGATTAAAGGAAGTTTTAATTTTTCCCATGATAGTGTCAATGCGAGCCGAGTTATCCAAAACAATCTCAGCTTCAGCTGCAACTATTGGATCTCCTTCTCTATTAAAGTCTTCATCAAGAATCTCTTCCACAGTCAGAGGACCCTTCTTCTTTGCTGCTGCAGTCACAGGACCGATTGGTCCAGCTGGTGCAGCAGTTGCTGCCGCAGCTTTACGTGCAGCAAGTTCTTCTGGTGTGTACGCTATAATTGGTCCTGTGTCTCGTCGAGCCAAGACACCCTGTGTTTCTTTAGACACATCCCGTAGACCAAACTTTCCATTCTTAATAGTGATGTTCTCATGGGTCAGTGGCGGTAGGAAACGGAGCTGCTTGGTTGAGACGTGGGCTGCAGCCATGGCGTAGATCTCTTTCATTGTCAAACGGACTCGCATCGTATCCTTCATTTGAAGACCGTCTTCGACCGCCAGCATTGCGTCAACTTGTTTCCAGAACGTTTGAACAATTTTATGTGATCTAAAGATTGTACGGTTGTCGTGCATAATAGCTGCGTTCAGCTCTACAAACTTCATGAACAGATCTTTGAATTCTTCTGGTAGCGCAGTACCAAGTTTCTTCTTGCTTTCCTTACTAAGGGAACGGACAAACTTCTTAAACAAAGCTGTAAAGGAAGTAGCGTCAACTCCACCATCCCGTAGGGCTTCGTTGCCTTCCGTCAAACCAGTGACCAAGCGGTCATGCTCACTGATGACAGGGACAACACTACCGCCAGCTATCTCATTACTTGGGACTTCCTTAGGCTCCATCACAGGAACCTGAGTTCCGTCTGGTGCGGCTTCGGTGGTAGTCTCTGCGGGGGCAGCCTCTGTAGGAGCAGCTTCTTTTGGTGCAGCTTCCTTAGGGGCAGCAGCAGTCTTAGGTGCAGCAGTCTTAGGTGCAGCAGCTTTTGGTTTAGCTTTAGCCGTAAAGCGACTAATGCCACCATAAGACCAAGCTTGCTCAGCAAAGATAAAGTTCATTACCGTGCGACCATCCTTAGGATCAATCACTTTAACAGCTTCAATGTCAAGGTGCTTCATCAGTGCTAAGAATTTAGCCACTGCTGCCTTCTCTTCACCAGAAGCAATCATCTTCTTTAGAATCTTAACCACAACAGCGATATCCGTATCCTTGAGTGCAGACTTTGGTAATGCATTAAGCAAACCTTCCATCGTCTTCATTGAGGCAAAGAACAACTTACCTACGTTCCCTGTAGCCTTGAGCATAGCCCGTGCATCACCTGTGGTGAACACAACAACCTTCTTAGGAGTTGATGATGTGAACCGTGCCTTAGGAGTCTTAGGGTTCTTAGCAACCGCTTCAGCTGTCTTAGGTGCAACGTGTGGGGTCAACGGTCCAACAGCTTCGCCGTCTACTTGGACAACTGCCGTAACAGGACCCTTACTGCCTTCAGGTGCAATCACAGGCTGAGACGTTGGTTCATTAGTGTCCAGAGCAGCAGTCAACTCATCTGAGTTTGTTTGCTCTGTAGCAGACTTCTCTGTTTCTGCAAGGATCTCATCACTGGACTTTCGTTCAGGAGCAAGGTCTTCTACAGGGGCAGTATCTCGTTTTGCGTTTGCTTCATCAACTTTTTCTTTGACTGCTTCAAGAACACCAGTAGCTTGCACTTGATCATCGGTCATGCCTGTCAAGTCCGTGCCTGTTTCTTCTTGCAGCATTGCTCTGAACCGTGCCCGTACAGCATCTACAGCATCTGTGACGTTGTTAGCTTTCTTCTTCTTAAAGCCATTCTCGTTAGCAAGTGCTGCAATCTCAGCATACGACTTACCTTCAATGAGGCTAGTGATGACAAACTTCTGCCATCCCCCGTCTCTCTTTGAGAACAAGTCGTACTCCAGACTGGTTGCGTAGTCTACCATGATACTGAGTCCTTCAGCCTTGACCTGACCTACCTTAGCCTCTGAGGTTTTAGTAGCGGTTCCAGTTGATCGAATGCCTGACTCATCCATCGTCATGTAAGCTTTGGAGTAAGCTTTCTTAAAGCGTTGGTACAGTTCTGAGTCTTTCTTCTTCTCGGCAGCCAAGTGTTGCGTAGGCGTACCATCGAATGTTATCTCTGCTCCTCCATCACGGGAGGTACGGATGATGTCATTCTCTGTTGCAAGGAACTCAGACCAGCTTGCTGGGGTAAGTCCTGCTTTGCTTACGGTGCCCTTAGTATCAAAGACATTCCGTTGAACAGCAAGCGCAATGTAGTTGATCAAAGCATTACGGGATCGAATCTCTCCTGTCTTAGCATCAACCAAGATACTGATACCCTTTGCTTGAATGAGCTCCATCTTATCTGCTAAGGAAGTAAAGACGGTTCCGTCCGTTATATCAATACCTTGACTCTTAAGTCTAGCCAACACTTGTTTTCCTGCCACGCCATCGTTCCAGAAGTTCTCAAGCATTGTGGCATTCATTGGGTTGTTAGGATACAGCTTACTGTCGGTTGCATCCTCAGGCATATTATCAACTGGTTCATACCGAGCTCGTTCAATCGTAGCTTCCTTTGTCTTGGCAATCTGCTTGGATGCTCGAACGGGATTCATCTCACGTTCAACTGCGTTCAAGCGACGAACACCCTCAGGACCTACCGCAAGTTTCTCTGCCATCAAGGCATCCACTGTGCGACGAATAACAGCTTGATGATACTCAGCCATCTGGTCTGGTTTAACTTCTCCCTTTACTTTAGACAGGGCATCAAACAACTCATCATTCATTCCAAACATTCCCTGCATAGCTGTCTTGAAGTCAGCAGCGTTGGCTGGGTTGTCTTTCAAGTTTGTTGACAAGAACGCTAGACGTTGAACAACCAACTCTGGGGTAAATGCAACACTAGGCTTAGCCCTAGGGGCAAACATAATGTTTGGTTCATTGGAACCAAAGTCACCTGAGTTAGCTATTGATGATTTACTCTGTGAAGAATCAAAGGCAATGAAGTATGAATCACCCTTTTTAAAGTTAATTTGAATTCCATCAAAGCCACCTTCTTGTAGCAACTCTGTGATGGCTGCGGGATACGCAGCATCAACGTCCTTAATTGGATTGGGTATTCCCAGAGCCTCGTCAGGTAATCCACGTTCATATATTGCTTGTGCTCTATCAGCTAAATCACTCAGGGACAGCCCTAATTTTTGCATTGCAAGCCGTTCAAATTGTGGATCAGTGCCTGTAATAAAGGGATTCTTTATAGATACAAATGTAGGGATTACTCTTCCACCTTCTGCAATTACGTCTACACTTAAGCCCGTTGTGTTATCTACATACCTACTACCATCCTTGATAAAGTTTTCTGCTACCTTAGCTAGGGTGGCAAAGTAATTACCCTTTCCATAGAGTCCAGTAACACTTGCCTTAAATGTAGTGAATAGATTAGATCTTGTAGCATGATAAACAACCAATGGATTACCTTCAGCATCTACAACTTTGCTGTCGCCGAACCATGCAATAAAGTTTTCAGATGCCAGCTTACCATTAAAACCTTTACGCTTACCAAAGTGTTTCTGTGCAAACTCAGCTACCTTGACATTCATCAACTCGGGTGCAGCTAGGGTGGAGCTAGGAGCCATCATTAAAGTTGGTTCAGTACTAGAGTCAACCAAGAACTGCAAAGCAAGATCACCATCAAAGTTCCCAAAGGTAGGATCTAAGTAAGACGGTGTTACCAGCATTTCGTCTGGTGCTAAGTCCCTATGGTATTCCCGTAGAGCAGCAATCTGATCTCGCTTACTCAAGGAAGCGTCCATCACAATTGGGTTAGTGGGTACAGCTTTGTATCCGTTCTCTTTCATAGAGGCAATGTAGATGTCCGTAGTAGACGCTAGGTAGCGTCGGTTAATCTCCATGTAAGACTGGAAGGTCTTGATAAACTTTGCCTTCTCCTTCACAGTGATACCTTCTCGCTTGACATTCAGATAAGCATCCAGTCGGATTGGATCTACTGAGCCATCGGAATGAACTGTCAGTGCATGCAAAGATTGAACCTCATCCTTAGTGAACATCATATCCTGTAAGGCAAGATCATTCTTCTTAAAGCCTTCGGAAATCTTTGTATTGATTGCTTTGGCAAAAGCAGCCTTGTCAGTCGGTGACAACTTGCCCTTAGGGAATTCCTTTAGTGCGCCCGTAACTCGCTGCTGATAGTTCACACGGGTCATCAGCGGTGCTGCGCCTGTCTCTAGCTTGTATAGGATTTCCTTTACGGCAGTGTACATCTGATCCTCAGCATCTACCTTACTCAACTTGAGGGATGCAAACACCTCCATCAAAGATGTACCAATTCGTAGCACATGGTTCAACAAGGTCTTCTCTACAGCTGTTGAATTGGTTGTCTTCAAGAAGACTGCAAGCTTGACTTCATCAATCATCATCTTGGCTTTGACCTGAGCCATCAGCTCTTGGGTATTGCCTGCAATGTAGTACTTGTTAAAGTTGTCAGTACCAAGGACTTGTTGAGCTGCATCTAGGAACTCTTTTTCTGATGTGAACAGCTTACGAAGATCCATCAAAGACTGACCGTAGGCATGGAGTTCTTCAACATGACCAATCTCATGGAGGACGTTCTCTACTCGGGTGTTTCCTTCAACTGATGTATCTAACTTACCAATCTTGATATCTCCCTGCAGCGAGGTGCTTGCACGGTTATCTCCTCTGGTTCCTATGTCGCTGATTTTAGCAGCTACGTTAGAAGTAAAGGATGTATTAACAGTAGAGGCTAGGATAATACGTCGATCAACATCTGTGATGTTACCCATCTTAACCAATAAATCTAGGCGAGCATAGAAGTTCTTGATGTACACTGGATTTCCTGGAGCCTTCTTGAGGAAGGACCTAGGGTTATCTAGTACAGCAGTAATCCTTGCTTGTTGTGCAAGAGTCAGCTTCCTAGCCTTAGCCAGTCCTCGGCTCAAGCTACGGAGGTTGTGTTCTTTTTCTCCACCAAACAACTGTCGGGTGACGTTACGTTCAATAGAAGCTCTAGTCTTTGGATCTGCCAGTTCTTCGTCAGTCAGCAGGGACATATCCTCAGCTGTATCCTTGGTGATCTCGTCTACCTTCTTTTGGGTTGGCAATGCTGGGGCTGTGGTGCCCTGTGCTGCGTTCTCTCCTGTAGGTACCCCTGTGGTAGCCTCGGTATCAACCTTGGGTCCTGTGACTATGCTGGGGTTGTGGCGACCTTCGGATGCATTCTCCATGATTCCTCTGACATTAGAGGTGGCTTTATCCACAGCTGAAGAGATGGTCCTAGGAGCAAGCTCGGTGCCATTCTTGTGGGCAAGCCTAGCTTCTGCTCGGTCTTCCTTGCTGATGGTCTTCTCTAGGGTTGACCTAGCTTCGTCTAGCTCACTGTACAGCTTAGCTACGTTAGCTGCGGGGCTAGAGCTTCGTCCTGTTACAGGATCAATTATACGCATCTGCTCTGGTCGTCCTGCAGCCTTGTTTGTGAGATCCGTTTCAATATCGGTCATCGCTGAGAAATCACGCATATGGTCTTCTGTTCTCAACAGGGTCAGGTATTGTTCTCTTGGCGTGAGCAGGGAGAACCGACCACCCGCACTGTCAGCATCTAATAGATCAGTTACTGAGGTAACAAACTTACCCAAAGCTGCTCGGATGGTAAAGGCTCGCATAGGCTCATTAGGCTGTCGTCTATTTAGGGAATGATCAGGTAGGTTGGCTGCATCCTTAGGGTTCGATGCCACACTGGCAGCATCAATAGCTGTAGAGGTGGTTCGGGCTGCTGCGTTGATGTCCACAACCGTAGGGTCAACACCCTTGGATACTGCGGTTTGAATAGCTCCTGCAATAGGATCTTGAATAGTAACTGCTTTGCGGTTCCTAAAAGCAGCAATGTTATCCTTAGTTCTCTGGAAAGGATTGCGTTGTTGTGGTGCAAAAGCTGGATCTATTCCCTGTTGAGCAAATGCGTTACGGGCTGCAGCGTTGTTTCCTCTAACTGCAACTGTACTGACGACATGACCAACCATACCTAAACTAGCACCAAACAATGCTCCTGCTGCTGCAGCTCCCATTACTTCGTCCATACTAAAGACTGATTGCATATCTGGGTTGTAAAAGTACAATGAGTTAGCAAGGGCAATGTTTTCTTTCTGTCCCACATAATCAATTAGGGAGTTAGAGGTTGCTCCGACCAAAGCACTTGCTCCTGTTGTGCGGAGAACACCCCACTGCATAGCTAACCGTGGAAGTTTGCCATAGCCCGTCAAGTACCAAGCACTTGACATGACCTGCTTAGCTGCAGATAATGTTTTGTAAAGAATCTGGAGACCTCGACCTACTCCTACGGCTGCGCCTACTACGGCTCCAACTGGAGCTGCTCCACCAGCCGTAGGTGCTCCAAAGAAAGCTGCACCAATAGCTGTATCTACAGCAATAGTACCACCAATTTCTACAGCAATTTCTGCTGCGGTATCAAGACTGCCTACGAAACCATCTTTGAACGATGCAGCAAAGCCATAGATAGACTGGTAAGTGGTTGGTACATAGTTACTAAGGCGGCGTTGGATATCACTGACATTCATCTTACTCATCAGCGTCATCAAAGCATGAGTGCTGTTACGGGATTGTATAAACAAATCCTCAGTCACACCGTAGTTCAACAACCCATCCCGCACTGTAGGATCCAAAGCAATTTTTTCATTGAACCATGTCTTATAGTCAAAGTTACGATCAAAGGATTCAACAAGGGCAACCATGTCAGCTGTACTGGTTGAAGGCAGTCCACCCGTTTCCTTTTCAAGGTCTGCTAATACAGCATCATTATCAAAGCCCATGCTTCGGAGAACCCGAAGACCATCTCCACCCATACGTTGTAAAGCAGGTACAACTGTAGGAGATAAAACTGAGGGTGCTGCGGGATTATAATCCATTGCAGTATCATAAACTGTCATTGCCATATCAGCAATACCACCAACAATGTTACCAAACCAACCCTGTCCTCGGTAATAGTTAGCAATGTTGGTGTCTGGAACTACCAAGGTATTGTTATGTCGTGCCTTCATGTATGCAAGCTTAGACATAGACTGGGTAATTAAATCACCCATTCCTTCTTGTTGCAAGCGTTCCTCAGGTTGCATCATTAGATCATTCAACCTAGTTTGCTCACGGGCAATCCCTGCGTCATTGATGTCTTCATCAGCAACGTTTACAGGTTGCATAGCAGCTTGACCAATAAGTTGTCTTAGAAACAGTCCCTGTGAGGGATCTTTACCAAGGGTAACCAACGAGTTGTTCAGCACATTAGCAAAGGCAAGAGACTGGATCTGATTCAAGGTTCGTGATTCTGCTTCAGTAGGTTCACCTGTAAACCTAGGTTTTACTCCCCAGTTTATAGGATCAGATATACCCTTTGGATCAAACAACAGGTTTTCTTCAGTACCTTGGTTAGGTGCAAAGTATGTATTCTGTTGATAGTCTTGATAGAACGGGAATGCCTTAGGACGTTCATTACGATCATAGCTTGATTCGGTATAAAGGTTCTTCATTATTTAGTTTGATTCCAAAGGTTTGCTTCTGCTTTTCTACGCTTGACCAATCCCTGCAGGACAACTAACTTACCGCTTGTTTGTGAAGTGGCTTTGTTGTACAAGGGCAGGATTGCTGGTATTTTGTACCAAGTGAGTGGACTCTTTAGGGCTGCAGTAATTGTTTCTCGGTTCTTTGCTCCATAGAAGTTAGGACCCATGTTATAAGCGAATGAGATCAATGCTGCTTGTTGGTTAGCATTCATCTTATCCCACTTAGGGATCGTATTACGTAGAGTTGGGATGACGGTGTTGTAGGTGTAATGACGGACGTACATATCAGCTTTAGTTGCATCAATAACATCTCCTTTTTTAACAGGAGTACCGTCTGGATGTGTTGTTGATCCTGCTCCAACAGTCCACTTCCCATCTTTGTTATAGGCTTTGGCTTCAAACCCTTCGTAGGTTTTGATGACATCAAACCAAAGTTTCTCACGGGTTTTAATAGATGTTGTTTGTTCTACCTCCAGTGCTTTAGCATAGGTAGTTGCTTTCTCTACCGTACTGAAGATACCAAAGTGTTGACCTGTCTTAGTGTATTCAGCCACAGCTGCTTTAGAATCCATAGGCTTACCATTCTTAACTGTAGGGATAAGAACTGTAGGACCACCCTTTGTCTGATAGGGCATCATAGCTACTGATAACAAGCTACCGTTAGCTTGTACAGAGACTGGGTAGGTGACGGTTGAAACCTGAACTGTTGGTTCTTCAACATCAGGTCTGTTCTTAGGTTCACCTACAGCAGCAGGAGCAATTGTAACAAAGTCTTTAGCTGGTGCAGCAATTGCTGCGGGGATTGCTGAGTGTCCTTCAACAGCCATGTGTTCATCATGCAACAAAGATATTGCATGCATAGTAATATTCTTGATCTTACTAGGGGGGGATGCTTCAACGGTCTTCTGCAATTCCAGTGTTTGGTCGTGGCTCAGGTTGTTTACAACATCCTCATCCATACCAAAGAAATTGTAGAAGGCAGCACGTAAGGCAAGACCTCTAACTTTAGCTGATGCAGAAAAATCAGCACTACCTGTTTCTTTATAAGCAGCAAGCATAGCTGCCATTGTTGGCTCTTTCATTTTATCCATTGCCCACCACCCAAAGTCAAAGCCATTAGGATTTGCTACGTTAGGTGATTTAAAAATCTTTGCTATGTCACTAGGCAATTTACTCAGGACGTTACCTGCATTGTCTACCGCTTTACCTATTTTTTGTCCAGTGTCTGATTGGCTGATGGCATCTGTTACCATGTAACCAAGATCAGGACCAGATGCTACGTTATTGTTTCCGAAGATCTTCTTTACTTGTGAAGGAATTGCTCCTATTGCATTCTTAGCCTGATCCATTTGACCTTCTAATTGTGATGGGATTGCTCCTATCGCCTTCTCAGCCTGATCCATTTGACCCTCTAACTGTGAGGGAATTTTATCAATTGCCTTTCCAAGTCGAGCTGGGATTTCTGCTAGTGCTGGAGGAATTTTAGCCAATTCTTCTGGAAGTCTACCCATTTCACTTTTTAATTTCTTCCAACTCTCCGAAAGAATCCTAGAGATATCACTTTGGATTGCAACCATTTGTTTCTCAGCTACGTATGCCTTGTCAGAGACACTAGGTATGACTTTATTTGACTGTGCTGCAGAAATAAAAAGACGGTGTAAGCGGTTCTGCTCGAATGCCTTCGTCAAGTCTGTAGACTTGCCCGTAGCAGCCTGTGCTGGCATGCCCTTAGTTCCTGTAGTCTTGGTGACGTTATCATAGCGAGGACCCCACCCATTCCATCCACCCTGTGGTGCTGGTGCAAGGGTTCGTTCTGTGGTTGTGACCATCGTATCTGGAATAGCTTCTACGGCTGGCGTAATCTGATCAGCTGCCGAGTGGTACAGTACAAAGTCAGGGGATGAAGGTGCAGTCTGAAAGGCATAGTACTCGGATGTACCTTTCTTTGTGTAGATACTGGAGCCTGATTCAATCAGTCCTTCTAAAACTGGAAGGAAGGAAGCCGAATTCTCGTCATACAAAATCATTCCAAACTTAGGACCCATAGGAATTGTTTCTGGGTAGATTTCTTGATCATCCCCATCAGCATCAGTACGAACCTCAGTAAACATCTGAGGAGTTGATGCTCGATATTCTTTCATGTTGTATCCCATGTCAAACTCACTGTTACCCCTATACTCAGCAGCTACGGCAAACACCAAAGACAAATGATCACTGACGGTTTTAAGACCAAGCTTCTGTGCCTTTACCATAACTGCATCCATCATGGCTGGGGTAAATAAAGCATCAGCATAGTTACCCTTACCATCAGGATCACCCGCACCAGTACGTAACTCACCTGTGTTAGGCTGGGTTGCTCGTCGGTAATCTGTAGTAATGGTATCAAGGATACTGGTACCTGCAGCATCATCTTTGAACGTAGGATCAAGTTTTCGTATGGCTGCTAGACCTGCTCTGGTTTTTGGAAGATCTAGTTGGTTCATAAAATCAACAACTGAAGTAACTTCTGGATTATCAATCCCACTGGTTTCAAATAACTTTGCAAAGTTAATTCTATCCTGCTGGATCTTACTAATCTTGATTGCCTCAATAGCCCGAACATCATCAGTAGCTCCTGTGTCTGTTCGACTAGGAAATCCCGCTCCCCTAAGCACAGTCTCACGGTTACTAAAGGAACCTTCAGCCCGTGCTTCAATTATGTCTTGTATGTTTAAGTTTAGGTTTCGTTCTGTGTTTTCAACAAGTTGATTCTTATCATTCAGGATACGTTGACCAATGCGAACTATAGGGGTGTTATTGTTGTCACGTTGACGGGGCATCCAGCCACCTTTTGAATCTAGGTTATCCCTAGAGGTCACATAATCAACAAGGTTCACGTTAGTTCCATCAACAGTCTGAGCAGAAATTGCTTTAAAAGACACAGGGATGCCTGAATTGTCTCCTTCTAGTTGAGATATGTCTGAGATATCTAGTTCCATCTCCCAGTACTCAGCTGGAGGGATCATCTGCCAAGCCTCACCAGCAAGTTTTACTTGATCCTCTATAGGCATAGCACGAACCAAGGCAGCTGCGTCTTTAGTGTTAGGTACAAGACCCATAGGTCCGTAGAATTCTGGATTAGCTGCGAACGCAGCACGAGCTAACTCACCATCACTGAGACCGTTCTTAGCTATAGTAGTTCCTCTGCGGGTTACGCTGGTTTGACCAACACCGCCAAGCACAGCACGAATGACTTGCTTGTCAGCGGAAGGATTCCACAGTCCTATGTAAGTAATTTGTTTAGCAATAACCTGTTCTTCTGTATCTGTATGAAGAACTTTGCAGCCGTTGGTTCCACGTAGTTCAGCCTGAGCTATAATTTTACTCTTCTCTCCCTTATTAAGATCCATGTATTCTTTTTTCTGGAGATCAGTAAGCTTAGCAGAATTAATGATGCTATTCAAGCCTTCAACTGATCTATCAACTGACTTCAAAGACTTAGAGCTAATGACCACACCATCAATAACACTCAGGTCAGCTGCTTCAAACTCAGCAGGAACAAAAGAAGTTTTCATAAACTCATTGATCTCTTCACTGCGTAGTTTGTCTGTAGCTTCTGTACCACCTCGGGTAATAGTTGGGTTCGACATGACAGCAAGGTAAGCACGAACAATCATAATCTTCATCTGAGGATTCCTGTACAAGAAATCAACAATAGATTCATTACTAGTTCCTTCGCCAGCTACTCTGACATCCTTATTGTTTTCATCCGTAGTGTAAGTATCAAGGTTTACCCCAGAATATTGAGCTGCAAAGCGAACAACTGCATTAGTGATGGTTGCCAAAGCTGTTTGGTCTTGACCTGTACCGAAGATGGTTTCTTCATTACCTAAGAAATCATTACGACCTTCCATTACCAACCCCTTAGCACCACGTTTTACACTGTTTAGATACTTATAGGCAATCTCTAATGCCTTAGGATTGTTAAAGTCATTAACTTGAAACTTTTTTAGCATCTCTAACGTAGCAGAACTACGAGACATGCTGCTCATTACACTGAGGCGCATAACTTGGTCTGCTGAGAAAGCTGGACTGCCATCAGCATTTTGTAATGCAGCAATTGCCCGAACATCAACATAGCGCAATTGGTTCATTGCTATCAATGCATCACTATCAGAGAGTCTATCTGTGATAAGATCTTTGTATGCCCTCTGGGCTGCAGGAAGGATGTTCTTACCTGTAGCACTGGTCTGGTTACCACCCTCAGCTTCTACTCGGGAAATAGTGCGTAAATGGTCTTCGCCTAAGACTGCTAGGTCTGCTTCTTTGTTGATGTATAATTCTTTATCTTTACCTTCAACTAACACAGGCTTTCCAAATTCATCCTTTAAGATCTGCCCTGCAGCATCTCGACCAAACGCAGTACCATCCTTACCCATAGGCAGTATAGACTTGCCACCGTTTGTTGTGATAGGGTACATACCATTGATCATTGGGTTATAGGGAATATTTGCCATCTCTTCCCTTGTCAGGGAAGGTTGTCTGCTGCCCGTTGGTCCGTTGCCAGCAGCAAACCTAGCCCTGTTTTCGTTCTTCTCAATTAAATTTTGTTGAGCTTCTGCCATATTATACATGATCTTTGTGATATTGTTCTCAATATCATAGTAACTTTTACGGGTCTGTAGGGCTAGGCGACGATACTTGCTGCCAATATCACTGAGGTCAGGATTGCCCTGAGTGAACCGAGCATAATCTTCATCACCAAGAACACCTCTAGCCTGTTCGTCATACTTTACCTTGAGATCTTCATATCCCTTATTCAGTATCACTTGATCCTCTTGGGTCAAGTCAGTACCTGCAATCTCTGCTTGCTGGAGTCTTATTTGAAAGTTCTGATACAAATCATCAGTCTCGTCCTGTAGATCATAACCAATAGCTTGGATAGATGCATCTTTACCTTCAATAACATTATCCAAGGTTTCCGTATACAACTTACCTGCAACATTAAAAGCTTCAGCACCTAAGGCATACCACGCAACTCCATTATCTAAAGCAAGAGCTGGGTTAATAGGGTTTACTATTACGGTTGGATCTTCCCTATAGTCTACAATAGGAGATGCTCCCATACCGACAGATGATTGTGGACCTTGTTCAAAGATTGTTTGTTGAAGAGGCTGAAGTGGAGGCATTATTTCTGTTCCTTATTTTTTTCAAATAGATGACCATAAGTGACCATAGATTGATAGATTGTTCTTATTAAATCTTTCTCAGAGGTTATTCTGCCAGAAGAAATCTCTCCTTGAATACCTTGTTTTAGTTTATCATAATTAGTAACGTTAGGTAACATAGCAAAAGCTGTATTCCATTTATCAATACCAAAAGCACCAGTTGTTAAATACTCAGTAGCGACTGCTTCTCCTGTGCGTTCTTGTGCTTGAATCTTGTTTCGGTTTAACGCAAGATTTCCTTCAACAGCTCTTCGGATAATGTTAGGAGCAATACCACGAACAACACTTTGTTCTTCCAAAGAAGGAGATGCGTCAATATCTTTTTTAAAAATCTCAGTTCTATCTTTAATACCAAAGGCTGGGTAGAATTGACCATCTTCATTATAAACACCTATACGACCTTGAACAACTGTACCCAATTCTAAAAGATTTAGTTGTTCCAATTTAACAGCATCTTCTGTATGGGTATCTATAGACACATCAGGATCTAACTGAGCCTTAGCAGCAAAGTGAGAAGCCCTGAGATCTAAATCTTTCATATAGACTTGTTGTGATTTAGAGTAGTTTGAGTTAGCAACGTTTGCACTAAGTTCACCTAAAATAGGATCTAATTCTTTACGTGCCCATGCTGGTGTATTCACCAACCTATCCCTTAGGAAATACTCCTTACCAACATTACTACCAATAACATCTAACTCTCTCTTAGTAACATCTACGAAATCTCTTTTAGCCCCAACAATACCTTCAGGATGCATCTGTTCATATGTCTTCCAATAAACATTCTTTGTATCTGTATCCATACTTTCTGGGTTGTTTTGTTTCTTCCAGAAATCAAATCTTTCTCCTGCTTCTGATGGATACATTTGCATTGCAAGATCAGTTGATTCTTTTAGTCTAGCTGTAGCTTGTTTTGATAAACCTTCTTCAATGTTTGTTGGGTTTGTGTTTGTAGTTGTAACTGGCATAGATGCAGAAGCAATATTCTGCAGTTCATTGTAAAAGTTATTGTTTAGTTGTGACATATTTTATCCTTATTGTCGTGGTCCAACAAAATATGGAGACGCTGTATAATCACCACCACCACCACCACCACCACCATACTGTAGGTTTGCTGAGTAACCAGCAGCAACACCTTGGATGCCCGCACTAATAAGACCTGTGGTTAATGCACTTGATGATGAATCTGCAATACCCCCAGTAACTGGTAGAAAGACTGATTGTTCTTGAAAAGAAAATTGTCTTTGCCCCAGCTTTTGGCTTTGTTGATTTTCAATATCCTTATAGGATTGCCTATAGTTTGTCTTAAGTGCAATCATGTTTGCACTGACTGCTGACATGTTTTGTCGTAACAATGCTCTTGCTGTACCTGAGGTTGACCCCATACCACGTGCTTGCATTGTTCCAAGAAACTGAGCATTGGTTGCTGCAGTTTGCTTTGATAAGGTTCCCTTTGCATTCTGAAAGTTCTTATCTAAATACAATTCAGCTAGTGCTCGATCTGTATTAGCACCACGTTCAATCAGTGCATTTCTTTCTAGGTTTGCTTGGAACTGACGCATCTGATTTCGTTGCTCAGCTGCATGTGCCCATTCATTCTTAAAATTAGCTTGTTGTTGTTGTAGTTTTTGTGCTTGTGCTTGCGCTGATGCTGCTGAGCTTGCTGAAAAAGCACCCATTACTCCTTGCGCTAAAGCAAGCCCACCCATTACTCCTGCTGCTACTCCCATTAGTTATCCTCCTGTAAGAATTTAATTATATTGTCTATTTCGTTATTTAGATTCTCAGTATAAACTATCATAGTCTTTTCTAAGTCTCTTGTTGTTAGCCATTCATTCATTGCTGTAATGTACATTGATAAGACTGCTTTAGATGTCCATTCAGGTTTCCACAGTGATGCACATTTCGGCAGCAGTAACTCATCTTTTAAAACTTTATCCATTGACTTTAGTTGTGCTTTGGTATCAGCTCGTTCTAACACCACAACCTTATTGACATTTGTGTTATGCCAGATACCCCATAACTTACTGATGCCTGTGGTTGGCATTGGTTCATCAGGGTCTAACTCCCAGTAACCTTGTGGGTTATGTTTGGGCACTAATAGGTCAGGTAGGAATTTATGACCATTGACCTTAAGCCCTGCTTCTTGCAGTTTGCCCATGACCCACGATGTCCCTGTGCGGGGACCGATGCCTGTGACTGCATTCATTGTCTCCTCTTTAGTATTGAAGTACCAAACTTAGATTTTTTCTTTCCAACTTCTTGACCATTCAATAACACAGCTCCACTGATGCGCTCTCCAAGTAAACCTAATGATCTTTTATTGGACATCCAGTCTTTAGTGATCTTTTTTTGTTCATCAGATTGATTCTTTTTAATAGCGGTATCAGGATCAATTGCAATGGCATCAGCCCAATAAGACACAGCAGCAGATAATACGTCAATTCTATCGTCATGTTTTAATGACCCCCGTCTTTCTGTTATTCTCGTTATTTGTATTTGATTTTCTTTGTCTTGAATTGCTTTCGTATCAAACACTAAACGATGCTGAGCAAACACAGGCTCCAGTGTCCGCAAGATACGACTCTCCTTATTCCCAGTTACTTTGTATTCCTTGATGGCAACTTGCCCACAAGAAGATGCAACGACTGGTTTCAGTATCTGACCAAACATACCATCACCATAGTTTGATTCATAACTGATCTTCTTTATCTTGTATTGGATAACTAACTTACATATCTTTTGTAAAGTAATATTATCATATCCTCCTTGAAGACCAAACAACTCATGTACCACAATGTAACCATTGACAAAGGATGCCACACATAAAGCTGTCTCATCTTCTCCTCGACCTGATGGATCAATAAACAATACTGTTTCCATATAATCAGTATGATCCGAAGATACCCACATGGGTTCATAACAGATATCACCACGCATACCAAAGGATGCAACTCTTTTATTCTGTGTTGAGTTTGACCAAGTTACTTTAGTAGGAAAGATATCAACATCAACATCTAATACTAACAAGTCTGCAAGATGAAGTGGATATCGTTTACTGTCGGATGAACTTGTATCAAGCTTATAGTGCAATGCAAATAAGCTGGGACCAATCTTTGCTTCAATCTCCAACAGTCTTTCATCAGAGAATCTTTCTACTTGAGTTGATTGACCCGCTTCTAATTCTAAACCAAGGATATACTTATGAACATTCTCACAATCCTGAGGAGATGTTATATCAGGCATAACAGCAGGAAACTTAACAACTGTATATAGACTTGCAAGTTTATTGTATATAGAGTCTTTTGTTTGAGGTGTCCCTAGGAATCTGATAGTTGCATCATCTATTTTGTTTCTTACATTCTCTAACTCCATACACCTATCCCATAACTTTTCACGGGATGCAGGGCTATCGGAGTTCTCAGGTACTTCTATATCATCACACAAGATATCATCTGCATGGGATCCTGTGATCTGACTGGTGATACCTTTTGCGGATACCGAAAGATCTTGGCTGATTCTAGTACGACCATGTACATTAAACCCGAATGCCGAATCCTTCTCAAACTCCTGAGGAATCAAATGTTGCATATACGGAACTAAAGCTAGGGTCTGACGAACCTGAGATACAAACTTAATAGCCTTATCCCCAGCAGCTGAAAGAACAAGTTGAGTTCTGTTAATATCTTTAAGAATCTTCCAAGACACAAAGCAAGCATTGATAACAGACTTACCATCCCCACGACCAGCTTGCATTAAAAAGTCATTACTGCCGTTCTGAAGAACCTCTGCCATAGCATACTGCTTTGGGGTAGGTAACCCAAGACCTAAATACTTGAAACAAAAATATAGATGATTTCTAAAGTCATCTAACACCTCTTGAGGTACATTCATTAGTATCCTTTCTAGGATCTCCTGTGTTGCGTTTCTTATGTTACCCTAGGCATCTGTAGCCCCTGCAGGAACAAACGCATCATAGGTCACCTCAGCCTTACTGAAGGGGTGCTGGGTTTGTAGAGGCAAACTTAAAGGGAACAGAAGCAGCCATCTTCCGCTCAACCGCTTCCATTGAATCACTTGGAATACTGTCCAATAACTCTCTATTGTCCTGCATGACTCCACGGATTACTTGATATAATCCAGGACCACACTTAGAGCTGTCAGATAGATCTTCCAGTAATGCGTTCAGCAGCTTATCATAAATCCTATTAACTGTTTGTTTACGACTCATTCTTTAGTGCCTTTCTTAATGAAGGTGACATAGGACCAACCCAATACAACAACTAATACAGGTACATACCACAACACCCAGTAGTAACTAGGCTTATCAATCCCATGGGTAATAACGGTTTCCATGACCGATGGTCGAGATGCATCAGGGACAAGAATAGGGACTGTGGAACAGCCAACTAAACACATTAAAGATAGAATATATTTCATGATTTATTTCCTGCTGCTGCGGTTCCAAAGTAAAAGCCCACTAGGGATACCAAGATTTGACGATTCTCAGACGTGTAAAGAAACCCATTCACCTCAACAAAAACCTTACGGCTGTATTGGGGAATGATACCAAACAAACCTTCTGGGTTAACTGTATCGACTTCTACAAAGGTAGGGACCCCAAAGAAAGGCAATACAAATGGAGCCACAATGGTTCCAAACAACACAACCAACACAATGGTCTGACGGACAACCTTACCAACATCTAATGGAACCCTGAGGGCTGCCTTGTCTTGGTTCTCGGTTGTTTGTTTATTGACTGCAAGTAGTTGAACAAACATTTCCTTTTGATCTGATGCTCGTTGAGCAAGGTATCGAAAGACAAACCCAGCTAAACCACCACCTAACAAACTGATTAACTCTAATGGCATTATCGAATACTCCTTTTCTCTAAATCAAACACTCTTATACGAAGATCATCTAACATTTCTTGATGTCTTCCATCATTCACAGCAAATGTAATTTGACTTTTTACAAGATCTTGCACAATGTTTTTTAGTTCACTGAGGTCTGATGTTGTTCTATTTATTGTTTCATTTTTACCGCCTAACACAGTAAAAAAACCAGCTACTCCTATTGTTAATACAATTAGTTGTAACCACTGCAAAGCTATAGATGGAGAGAAGGGTTTATTAGTGTTATTGTTTGTCATAGTTATAATTAAGGTTTATTATCTAGTAGCTTGTTAGTGTTTTAAGTTGATTTAAAGTTGTGGCTTCATTTACTAAATTTGTTATGTTTCTTAATCGCTGTTTTTCTGCTATAATATCTATTGTGCTTGCTCCTGTTTCTAATGCACGTTGAAATAAAATATCTTGCTCTATTAACAAAGGTGTTCGTTCAGTTCTTAATCTTATTTTTGTAATTTCTTGTGCTTTTTCAAAGTTTATAATAATACTCATAATGCTGTGTACTCCCATGCGTTTCTAAATGTGCGATCTGTTGGAATTTCAGATACATCTACAATTTTATACGGCTTGCCAGCAGGAACATCTTTTGCTGCAAGTTCTTCAATTGTGTGAGTTTGCAACCACTCTGGTGACGGAATAATAATAGATACTGTTCCTTCGTCTGTTGGATATATAATTCGTTTGTTCATTGTTTGTTCCTTTTAAATTAACGGAAGATAGCTACATTACATTCGGCAGAATCTGATCTAGCAAGTCCTATTAACTTTGCGCCTAGCCGAACAGCCGATGCCGTTTTTGTAGAGTTTGTGTAATCAACACCAATTACTTGAATTTCGGCAGCAGTGCGAGCACCAGAAGTTGCTATACAATAATTAGCATCGGACATAGATGTGGTAAAATTTACTGTGTAATCACCCGCACCATTATCACCAATTGAACTTACATTACCACTTGCTTTTATAGCAATCGTTCCTGTACCATTAAAATTTACCCACGCACGACATCCATAACCAACCGCAGCAGACCCAAACCCACTGTTAAATAAAAGATTTCCTGAAGTTGAAATTGATGATGCGGTTAAAAGACCTGTTGTAACAGCTCCACTAGTTCCTCGCAACACAATAGTATCAGCAGTAGCTGCAGTCACAGCTGTAGTTGCACTATTAGCTACTTTACCAGCAGTAGAAATAGTAGATAGCTTTGTATCAACAATGCCAGCAGTTGCACTTATAGCTGCATTTACAATAGTACCATCTAAAATTTTAGCAGATGTAACAGCACTGTCGGCAATCTTAGCAGTTGTAACACTACTATCTGCAATCTTAACAGTTGTAACATTAGCATCGGCAATCTTAGCAGTTGTAACATTAGCATCGGCAATCTTTGCTGAGGTTACAGAATTATCTGCAAGCTTAGCTGTCGTAACATTTACATCAATAATTTTAGCTGTTGTAATAGCATTGTCTGCAATCTTAGCTGTAGTAACAGCATTGTCTGCAATCTTAGCAGTTGTCACAGCATTGCTTGCAATAGCAGAATTGGTTACAGAATTATCTGATAGACTGGCAGCTGTAATCTGTGTTGTTTCAATTGTTACAGATGTACCAATCTTTTCTAAAGCTTCTTGTATAAGATATAAAGATTGTGTTGTTGCTAAGTTTAACTGTTTACTGGTAAGACGACTTCCTGCTTGCCAGTTTACAAATGGTTCATTTGATACGGTTTTACGACGTACTGTAACTGTAGAGCTGCTTAAAGCTGGTACCTTTATAGTATAAGTAGTAGGGGTTGGGGTTATTACTACATAATTATAAATAGTAGCTCCTGAAGCAGGTAAGTCGATTGCTGTGATGTTACTTGTAATAGAATCCAAGGTACAACGACTGATGGGGATAAGAAACACAGCTTTCTTTTGAGCAGTAGTAACAGCTGGGTCTGCTAAGAAAGCCAATAGAGTTGCTGTACTTCCATCTCTATCTTGTGTAAAAATTCTTTCAACCTCTAGTTGAGCTGCGTGTGGAATACTTGGAATTAAAACAATACTGGAGTATGGAATGTTTCCAGAAGTATAACCAGTGGTTTGTTGACTGACTACTATAGGTGTGTTTGTATATGTCATTTTATTTTCTTGTGTTAGTTGTTAATTAAAAAAGTATCACCAAGTGTCGCAGCATCTGCAAATGCGATCTTGTCTTCGGTCGTTGCGTTTTCTATGATGTGCTCTAGTGTGAAACAAGAACGAAGGTGGATCACGTTTCGTATTACGGTATTGTGTACCTCGTCGCTGTGTTGATCATCAGCAACAATCTGATTGATGAGATTGACTGAGTCATAAGATGCTTTGATGTCCTGTGCAATCTGTTCAGGAGATCGTAGAGTTGAATCAATGACAATGGCAATACTTGGATCAACGGTCATATTTTTTTATTTCTTTTGTTAGTTTATGTTAAATTAAGACCAAGGTCCTACGCTTTTTACTAAGTTTGAACCAAGAGGAACAAACCGAATAAACGAACCTACAGCGACTTGATTTGTATTAGTAGGGGCAGCAGAAAAAGTTATTTTTGGAACAATATTTCTTGCTATTGGTGTTGCACCCGCAGATGTAACAATTACAACTCCTCGACACCATATTGTTGTAAGCGCACTAGTTGAGGATGCAGTGATTACTCCACCATTAGTAGTAAAAACAACGGTGTCTTGCGTTCTAATAACAGTTCCAGCAGCTGAACTATGCCCCATAGCCATCCAACGCCAACTTATATTTTCTGATCCAGCCGTAGCATCCACCAACGTAATGGCTGTTGTGTGGCTGGTCGTCCCACTCACAATACTGAAAAAGCCCTCAAAGGAATACGCCGTGTCAAGAGCAAGTGTAATTGTATCTTCTGGTGTATCAAAAATATTTTGAGCAGCAGTAGAACTAGTTAAGCTTTTAGTTGTTGTGATAATTGAAAATTGTTCGGTTGGTATTAAACCTCGACCGCTTGCAACAGTACCGTACATAGCCTTTCCGTCAAACTCAACTACGCCTGAAGTTGGTGTTGTCAGATTTGTTCCGCTTTGTAACTTAATGGGAGCAATCGCAGTTGTTCCTGCTGGTGCAAGTAGCCCCTTACTAGGGGTCAGTACTCCGTAGACAGTTGCAGCGGTCGTGGATGAATTTCCAAGCACCGTCGTGTTTGCGCCGAGACCAATGGCTTGATATCCAATGACAACAGAGTTAGAATCGCTTTGCGTTCCCCGTGTGTCACGACCGAGATAGACCGAGTTGTTTGCGGTTGTTAGTGCGGTCGTACCGTCCGCTTGAAAACATCCCGCTTCACGACCGACTGCAGTATTAAGCGCACCTGTCGTAATGTTCTGAAGTGCTGCAATACCGACTGCCGTATTGTTGCTTGCGGTCGTGTTTTGCAGAGCACCATAGCCCATCGCTGTGTTGTAATTTCCACCAATATTTTGATTCAGAGATGCGTATCCGATTGAGCAATTTCCCGCACCTGTTGTCACAAGCGTTCCGACCGCATAGCCGAGAAAAGTATTTTGGCTGCCACTCGTGATGCCGCTACCGCATCCCGATCCAATCGCCGTGTTGTTTATGCCGCCTGTGATTGTTGCAGCAAGAGTATTTGCACCGACTGCTAAGTTTGTGGTGTTCTGCAAAAGCCCAACGCCGATGCGTTGACTGTTGATGTGTGAATCCTTCGCAACGCCAACACCACCTGAAACGATCAGCGCACCTGTCGCTGATGATGTCGATGCGGTTGTGTTTGAGCCTGTAATTACTCCATCAATGTGGATTGTTGATGCACTCAACGAAATGTCTGTTGAACCAACGACAATTTTTGTCCCGTCATAAGTGCCAGATGCATCCCCGATTGTAATTTCACTACCGCCTACCGATTCAATGTCTAGCGCATTATTTGGTTGTATTGCAGATCCTGCGCCTCCTGTTGCAACTCTACCGAGTATTGTTAGGAATCTTGTTGCTCCACTGCCAACCTGTAATTCTTCATATCCTGCAGTGCCATTGCTGTATACTAATCCAGCATCAGCAGCAAAAGTTCCACTACTGTTAAACTGCACTTGACCCGATGAACCTGACGCAACAGTTCCAATTTGTACAATTGAGTTATTGTCTTTTTTAAGAAACAATTTTCCATCGGCTGTATTAACAGCAAGTTCTCCTGCTAATAATTGACCAGATGTGGGAATTGTAGTTGCTGTTGAACTTCTTTTGTGTTGTATTGTATTAGCCATGTTTTATCTCCGTTTATCTCAAGTATAAGTGCCGCCATCAATAGTACTTCCGTCACTTAATAAAGTACCAGAAGTTGGTAGTGTAACACTTGTATTAGCTGTTGCTGTGAATGTTTGCGTAAATGCGGAACCAGCGTGTGATACGTTACCTGCAACAGTAATAGTATTGGCACCGTTATTAACACCAGTACCACCATAAGTTCCTGCAATTACTTGAGTAAGGTTTGCAGAACCATTAAAGTTATTACCATAAATTCCTCTAGTAGTTGCTAAGGTTGTAGCAGTGGATGCGTTACCTGTTAAAGCACCAGTAAAGCCAGTAGAAGTTACTGATGTTAAACCTGCAAAAGTAGAAACAGTTGCACCAAGAGACACTGCTGTGCTACCAATAGTAACTGAACTGTTTGCTAAGTTTGCATTAGTAATACCAGCAGTACCTGATAAATTAGTATTAGTTAAACCAGTAATAGTATTTCCAGAAGTATTAGCAGCAATTGATTTATTGGTTAAGGTATCAGTAGTTGCTTTACCCACAAGAGTATCTGTTGCATCTGGCAGAGTAATAGTTCTATCAACAGTCTGTGCTGCATTAAAATATGTTGTCGTTGCTGTGGTTGCTCCTGCTACTCCAATAGCAATTTGTTTTGTTCCGTCTGCGCCGTTTTCAACAACAACATATTTTCCTGTTCCTTTTGGAGCAAGATGCAAACTGATGTTTGTATCAGTTCCCGTTGCAGAAACGTGAGGAGCTTGTGCTGTTATATTGTTTGTAATGGTAACTTGATTTACCGCAGAAGCAATAGCAGCAGTTTTCAAGACAGCAAGACCATTTGTATCATTAATCTGTGCTATTTTTGGTGTAGTAAGAGTTTTTTGGGTGAGTGTTTCAGCACCATCTAGCGTTACTAAAGTACCTGTCAGGGGTAGCGTAACAGTTGTAGTACCAGATACGGTAACAGTAGTAACAAATGATCCTAATGTAATTAAATTACCACCAAGAGTTATTGTTTTACCTGTATTTGCAATACCTGTGCCACCATATTGTCCAGCAATAACAGCTCCATTCCAAGTACCTGTACTAGTAGAATCTAAGAAAGCTACAGTCTTAGTAGCAGAGCCATTATAGAATTTAATTGAACCTGTGTTATTCCACAAGTCACCAGAAGTTAGAGGTGATGGATCAGCAGCAGATACTCCCAACAACAAACTTGCATAAGATGCACCACCTGCTCCCGTTGTAACTTTACCAGTCATAGTACCGCCTGCCTTAGGCAGTGCTGCAGCTCCTATGTCATATGCGGACTTAACAGAATTCGGAGTAGCTGCTGTGGTTGTGGAGGTAGAGCTAGTTGAGTCCGTCAGTGAAGTTATTCCTGTCACTGAAGTTGTGGCAGCTCTAACGTCAGCTGTTGTCTTGCTAGTAGTTCTTCCATAACTATCAACGGTTTGTGCTTGAATAAAGCTAATACCAGCGGTACCAGTGCCATTGGTGATTGTAGGTTGTCCAAGATCTATATTATCTGCATTTACAACAATGCGATCAGAACTAACTGTACCAACATCTAAAGTATTTCCTGTTTTAGTTAAACCGTTACCTGCAACAACTGCACCAGCTCCAGAGAACTGTGAAAAAGCTAAACCAGTTGTCCCTAGAGTAATAACGTCATTAGTAGTTAATACCCACCCAGTGTCAGCATTCGCAGTACCTTCAGTAACAAATGTAAACATACCTGCAGTAACTTCTACAGAACTATCAGCATCTGTAGCTCTAGTCCATGCTCCAGCAGCAACTACATATATACCATTCTCTGCGGATGCAGTTTGGTCTTTTACTAATACTCTATTTCCAGCAACAGTTACTACTCCGTCTACAGTTTGTGTTCCTCCTGTAGCCAATACAATGTTTGTAGTAGATGCAACTCGGCAAGAAGCTCTTACATCTATTCCTTGCGCCGTAGCGTCTACATAAGCTTTAGTAGCTGCGTGTAGATCAGTAGTTGGAGGACCCGATAAAGTAAGAGTACCACCAACAATAATATTACCAGAAGACGTAAGTGCTGCGCAATTTAACGTTCCAGTAAAAGTTGGACTTGCTGTGGTAGCAAGTCCTGCACCAGCAAACGTACTAAAACCAGTACCACCTTTTGATTGTGGAAGTATACTGAAAACAGTTGCGTTAGATAAATCTACACCACTTGCTGAACCAGTACCACCATTAGCAATAGGAAGAATACCACTGACACCAGTTGTTAAACTAATGCCACTAGATGAACCAGTACCACCATTAGCAACAGGAAGAATACCAGATACACCTGTTGTTAATGAAAGACCAGTACAGTTACTAAGAGTTCCAGATCCTGGGGTTCCCAATGCAATAGCACCAGAGAATGTCTTAACACCTGCAATAGTTTGTGCATCACTTCCAAGAGAAACAAAAGCACCAATTCCACCTATTGCATGGATTTGTGCTGCAGTTACTCCCGACGAAATACCAGTACCAATATACAGTATCTTGGTTGTTTCGGTAAACGCTAATTCAGCATTAGTAAGCGTTCCTGGGGCAGTGGATCCTGTACTTCTTCTAATTCTAATTGTATTTGCCATAATTTTCCTTTAGTAGTTTCCACCATCTAGAAGTGGTATTGTTGTTGTTATTGTTACATTACTTGCACCATTGAAACTAGTACTGCCAGATGCTTCACCATCAAGAGCAATTGTTCTTGAACTTGATAATTGAGTAGCTGTACCAGCGTTTCCAGTAATGTTTGTTAATGCTGTTATGTTAGTAACTGTTAGTGTACTGGTTGTTTTATTGTATGTTAAACCAGCATGCGCTCCAACAAGACCACCATCATTAAATTGTATCTCTGTATTAAGACCTTGGGCTGTTGGTGTTGTTGATGCATTAATTAATAATACGGGAGTGTTTAATGTATTTCCAACCCATAATTTTTTATCAACTATATTAGTAGCTAGCTCTCCTTCTGCAAGCCAAGTAGGAACATTACCAGCTGACGTAAAGTTTTTAATAGTCTTAGTCTCTAAAGAAAGTCTATTTAATACTTGTCTTGTATAATCAGTTTTATTCATGAATAAATTAACCTTAATGATCTATTATATTTGATTTTTGTTTGAACTTACCTCTAAAATCTAACCCAACAATATTCACAGGAGTTACACTAGAATCAATAATAGAAATTACTGTAATCTCAGAATAGCCAAAGACTTTAAATGTAAACTCACCTTGATTATCTACAATAGACAAAGGAAGATTTCCTTCATCTAAAACTAAATCGGCATAGTTAGGATAGAATGTAGATTCTAATGCTGTGCGAAAACGAGATGATACACTGATAGTATATGGACCTGATTTATTATGACGAATAACACCTGTTTTAATATTTAATGTACCATCAACTACTTGTCCATTCACATCCCGTAAAAATAAACTACTAAGAGTAATATTCATTTCAAAGGGGTTACCTATATAAACAGTATGATCATCATAACCATAATCACCAAGAACTACCAGTTCTTTATAGGTACCTCCATCATTAACATCACATGAAATAATTGTACCTAGTGTTGTTTCTGGATCCCACGCAGCTCCAGATCCATTCTTAGGTCCAAAGACTAGGAGAGATGTTCCTTTTACATATGGTAAATTATATGGAACTTTGAATGTAGTAAAATTAGTAGTAGCGTTGTAAGATGTATTTGGATATGTGCCCCCTAGTTTAGTTCTAAAAATAAACATATCATCTAATCTAGGTACTTCTATATCAACAGTTGATATATCTGTTTTCTGAAAAGAGAAAACACCTGTATCTAAATTTCTAATAATAACATATAAATAATCTTCATATGCTTGGATAGTTTGAATTTCTGAAGCAGTATCTAAAACAAAACGATAGAATGAACTTTGAACAACTCGCTCACCTGAAAAACGTACAGTAAAGACGTAAATATGATTCAGATTATCAGCATCAACACAAACAATACTGTCCTGTGTTGGAGCTGTACAGGCAACCTTATAATTTTTAGGTAAATAACCTGGAATACTAGCAGAAACATCAACTGCTTTTGCTAGTCCTAGTTTATCTTTACCAAGATACAAGTACAAACGACCTGCATCAAAGAAGTAAAGCTGAGAGCCCATAGTTTGTGGCTCAAGGATAGGAGTTGTTGAGTAGTAAGTAGCTGGAGAAACAATAACATTGGTTGGGGATAGGAGAGATATATCACTACCAGCTGTAAGTTGAAATTGAATGTTTGCTTTAGTATCCACAAATAAATAATCTTCAAAGGGAGTCATACTGACAATTTCAGCATAGGTATTAGAAGACGCTCGGATATCAATAGGATCTGTATCAACAATGTTTGTAGGATCATCAATAAATAAACTTTCATACTCTCCTAACTGAGAGGAAAATATTATATCTTCTGCTGCAAACCATAATCTATCTTTAAACACACTCAGTGATTTAATTTTAACATGCTTTAAAGCTTTACCACTGATAGTTTTAAAGATGCTAGGTCCAGTATTTGTATCCTTAGTACCAGACTCACGTGGTTTCCACTTCATAGACTCTACGGCAACAGTAGGAGTTGTACCAACAATGGTTACAACCATGCGCTGAGGCATCCTGCGGGGATCAATGTACGAGTGTTCATCAGGTGTTCTGATCTTTTGAAGATATGGATAACCAACTCCAGCATACGCAGCTGTAACAGTACCATTACCAGTACCAATAGCAGTTGCGGTAAACGTACTGTTTGTAGCCGCAGTACCAGATAGACCTACTGATGCCCACGTAGTAGTAGTTCCTACTGAAAGAATTTTATAAGATTGCCCTACAACTAAAGAAGTTACAGGGATTGATGTAGTTGAAAAACCATATATTTCAGAATCAGAAAAAGAAATAACTCTATAGTATCCTGAGGATAGGTTTAAAAAAGGATATAGAGTTTGATAAATTTTGCCCCTACCAGCCACAACAGTACTGAATGGATGGGTAGAATCATATAACAAAGCTAACATAGCACTTGCTTTTGTATCTGACAGTGTTACGTTTGTATTAGTAGAATACCAATCATCTGACTGAGGTGGTAGTTTAATTGAACTGATATCATTAACCTTTTGACCAAGGTATTGTAAGCCAGACTTATAATACGTATAATCTGATACATCAATATACTTGCCAGCAGCAGAATCAGGAATGTATCCTAAAAAAATATCATCTCCACCTCCAGCTGCGTTATCAGCCCCTACGTCATAGACTTTGCTGACTTTGGCAGCTGAGTAGTAGGTGAGTTTACGACCTGCGACATCCGCAGTACCTGTAGCCACACCACCAAGATCAAACTGTAGACCATCTATATCAGAAGAAAACCCCGCATAAACATTAGTGTTCAGAATGATTACATTAGAGCCTAAGGTAACCGCCTTCAGGGACTCACGTGGGGTCTTACTGTTAGGGTTGTATGTAATGTAGTTCCTAGAGTCCCGCTTGAGAGTCCCGTGAGTTAGAGCAGTAGCATAGCTAATACTCTGAGCCGTAGCATAAGCCTGAACAACAGTACTGTTGTTTGCATTACCTACAGATGAGTTAGCAATAGTTGAATCTGTAGGATCCCATTGAGTACTGGAAGATACGTTCTTCCATTGACCAGTGGTTAATAACTGATACATGTAAAAGAGCTGATCATCTTTACCTGAGGCAGCAAAGTTAATAACAACCATGAATCGTGTATCTTCATTGATGTTGTACCAATAATACCATAGGTCATCTTTATCTAAACTAGTAAGCTGAAAAAGTTCTGGCTTGGTATTGTTAGAACTAAAGTCCCACCCATTTGTATATGTAGCTGTTCCAATTGTATCTTGAGGAATAATAGTAAACCCAGCTCTTTTCTCTACGTTACGTTCAAGAGAGATAAGAACATTATCTAATTCTTCAGCTTCATAAGGTTGACGTTTAACAGGAGCTAATCTACTGACAGATAAAATGTTAGGTATAGATATCTTAGTTGAGATATTAGCACCTTTAGGTTGTCGTCTTCGTATATTAGCCATATTATTTATCCTATTGTTCGCCAGAATCTAAATCGACTTGGGTCATTTAAGTATGGGTTTCGATTAACAGCTGAACGCAAGCTAAGGTCACCAGTCATGAAGATGTTACGTTTCTTATCATTAACATCTGCAGCTCGACCTTTCGCATTAAAAATCTGTTCTTGTTGGTTCAAGTAGGCATCAGCCTCACCATCACCTTGAGTCAGAATCTGATAGGTACGCATAGCAGAGCTAAGAATAGCTCGTTGAACAGATGTATCAAGATTCTCCCACAGTAACTTCATAATAAACTCAACATAGTAATCAGCTTCTACAAATACATCAGTATCATCTGTAATATTCCACAGTCTACTGGGGGATGCACTTAACATTCTAATTTTAATTTGATCACCATCTGAGTTTTGATGGTAGCTAATTAATTCTGTGGCTATGACACCCTCTTCATCTCCATCACCACTAGGCAGCAATAAATAACCACTACTGTTAATTAACATCTTACGGATACATTTATTGTTTGCCATACCACGCATCTGAAAGTCCAATGAGCATTGCTCAAGAATATTCTGAGCAATGCCTGTGTCAATACCGCTTGCATCTTCTAGGTCAGATACAAGGTTTTCTCCTGATGTTAATAACATTTGATTTACAGCTTGTAGTCTTGTTATAAATCCCATTTGTATCTCCTGTGTAATGAATCAAAAACCCCCAGATCCCGTTAGAGATCTGGGGGCGTATTTAAAATGTATTCCATTTAAGGAAATGAATCACTATTAAGCAGACGTAACTGCATATTCACCAATGAATGTACCAGCACCAAGGAGTGCTGCAAGTAAAGCACGGGTATTAACCTCACCTTCAGTATCAGCTACTGCAACACTAGACACCTGTACAGCAGTAAGACCAATCAAAATCTGACACAACTCAGGACGAAGAATTCCCGTTCCCTTGAGCATGCTTGCAACTGTGAACTGAGTGTTACGGCGAATGTCCTGAATGGAATCAACCTTCATACCCATCAAAGACAAACCAGCCACAGCTTCCTTTTGGAAGATGATGCCGAAGATGTCAACAGTTCCACAAGTCAAGTTGTATTTGGCTTGTCCTGCTGCAACAGTGGTACGTGGGATGTGATTCGTCTTGACGATCTTTACACCCATGTAATCCAATGAATCAGACAAGGCATTCATACCAGCTTGAATATTCATACCTGCACCACCATAAGCATCACTTGCACCAAACATTGGTTGGTTAGCAAATGTTGTATTACCAGATCGTGGAATACCAAGAGCACGGATGACTTGGAATACCTTTGGTGGTACTGCACACATCACGTTTTGCACTGGGTAATCATTCTCTTGCATAAGCACAAGATAGTTTTCAATCTTTTGCAGAATTGTGAGAGCAACTGCATCAGTGCAATTTGATACCGCAAAACCAATAGCACCAGTGTTAACAGTATTAACGATAGCTGGAGCTGGGAAGTTACTGACACCCAAGCCACGGGGATCCGAATCTAAAGGAGCTGCAACCGAAGCTGCTATAAGAGCAGAAACAATCTGCTTGTCACGGGTACTTGATAATGTAAGTCCAGCTTGACGAGCAAGTTCTGAACGATAATCCCATTGAGTGATCAAGAGATCGACATTGTCTGTTTCAAAGTGAGCTGCCATTGGACGCTTGTCAAGGTTGACCTTGAAAGTTGTCGAACTGGAGTCACCACCAACCAACTCTTCTCCTGCATCCCATGATGCATTCAAAGACACAAGTCCTGTGACTGGGAATTCGTATGAGAATCCACCAGATAAAGACTTAGATGAAATGAGGTTCTCGAAAATATTGTACTGATCATATGCATTAATAACTTCACCACTCCACAGAGGAAGCCAAAGTTTATTTGCTCCTGCTGCACCACCATTAGGACCATCCGTAAGACTGGTACGTAAAACCAAGTCTGTTGCTGCTAAATCACCTACTGCTGCCATAATTATAATCTCCAAAATAAAATTGTTTTCTTACCATGTAAGACAATGTTTGTTACATACCCCATTAAGTATTCCTGTTTAGGGAGTTAATGTTGAGTGTGATCTAGCAGGGTAGATAACCATTGCCCTAAGGGGGTTTTTCTATTACCTACTAGACCTAAGCTAACTCTCAGTCTTGAATTGAGTTATGCTTGTAGTTTATTAAAATCTGTTTTCATCATCCTTTGTTCCACAGCTTGACGATACTTAATATCCGTCTGGAACCTAGGATTGTTTCGTTCATTAGCAAACTCTCGCTTTGTGCGATAAGGTTGATTAGGAACTTGAGTCGATGCAACTGGTACTTTTGCTGCGGTTGCACTAACAACAGGCTCACCCTGTTTGTTATTAGGATTCATTTTATCGTATTTACTGTTTAGCCCCAACAAAGCAATCTCCCAGTTAGGGGATGCTAAGGAGGCATTCATATTCTCTTGCTCAGGCTTTGACAAGTTCTGGCTTGCCCAAGTAAACAGGGTTGTAAGTTTATCCTTACCACCAATAACCTCAGCTGCCTTTGCATAGGCAACTTCAATCTTAGCCTTCTGACCTGCCATGTATTCATTGATCACAAAGTCTGGAAGCTTTGTCTTTGTCTTAATCACTTCCTGTGTCTCTGCACTAAGGGTTCCCTTAGTTGCATACTCAACAGTCCAAGCTTTCCAATCATCCTGACTGACAACTGAATCAACAGCCGTGGGGGTTGGTGTGATTGCGGGAGCATCAGGAATCCTGAGTTCTTCCTTACCAACTACAGGTTTTTCTACCTTAGGAGTAATAGCTGGGGGTGCTTCTGCAAAGCTAGGGTTAGCCCCACCATCTTCCTTGTACTTAGTCTTTAACGCAGCAATCTCTTGTCGAGATTGTGTGTATTCTTTCTGAGCATTCTTAAGCGAATCAAACCAAGCCCCTGCATCCTTGAAGTTGGGAGGAATAGTATCGCCTTGATTCTTAACGTATGCAGCAAAAGCAATCCGCTCCTTAGCATTAACAGCATCTGCGGGAGATGACACTAGGGATTGTTCCGAAGCTGCTAGATCAACCTGAGCCTGAGGAACAGGTTCTTCAGCTTGATATGCAAATTCTGGAGTCTCGTCATTAACCATTTAGTAACCTTTCGTTGAATTAACCATGTGATAGTGTAGAGTTACACCATCAACCAATAGAACAATAACTATAAAGAATATTGCAATTATTTGCAACACCAGTAGTTGATACTAAAAAATCTACTTCTAAAAAAGAAGATCCAAATGATGGAACAACTATTGATGCTACTGATAAGTTAGCAGAGTTATTAATCAGTGTATTTGCACCAAAACCCGCTGTTACTGTGATACCATGTACACCCTTAAGGTTAACAGTGTTGTTTGTTATCATAGAAGTAGCCTGAACTCCTGCAATTGCACCTGCAAACAACAGTGTTGGGTAGTAAGTATTTGTACCACTCAGCTTAGACCAACCTGTTACACGTATGCCACTACCAGATCCATATACTGCTAAAAGAGGATGTATTCTTACATGTGTATATGGACCTGAGGGAATAAATAAACTAGTACTGTCATTTGCCATACTTGTTAAACTAACATGTTCAACATAAGAAGCGACAGATGTAAAATTAGTGGAAGCACCAATAAACATATCCTCTTTCATTTGCTTTGTTTGAGACATTGTGTGTGTGTGAATCATTTGTATTTCTTTCTTGGATTATTTCCACTTTGTTTTTTTAGCCATAATTATTGCATTCCTTGGAAAGCTGACATATCAGCCCCCGAATTTTGTAAGACATTAGCTATACCTTGTCCACCATTTTGTTGTATATCCATTTCAGCAGCCTTAGCTCCTGCAGCAGCTATGACTTGAGTAGAAGCAGCCTGAGATTGTTGCTGAGCCATTGCTTGAGCTTGTCTAGCTTGCTCTTCTTGGATCTTTTGATTCTTCTCTTCTTCAGAGATAACCCAGTTACGGGAATCAAATCCAAGAGACGAGATCAAAGCCTTGGCATACTCTTCCCACTTGAATGCTTGTAGTGCCTCAGGCGGTAGGTTACGCACCATCTCACCCATTTGCATCAGCTTCTGTAAATCAGTATCCCGTGATAAAGCTTGTAGACCTGTAACAACTTCAACAGTTAAAGTACCATCCTTATTAAAGAATTGATTGTACATTCTCTTGTCTAGTTGATTATCTTCAATCATTAGGAAGATCACTCGTTTAATAATTGGTTCCATTAAGTCTCTTGCAATAGCACCAAAGGCACCACCAAGAACTGTTTCTAATTCAGAACCAATCATACGCACAGCTGTAGCTGTTACCCGATCTCCACTAGGCAGGGCAGCAGCAGTCATTAAGAATGCTTGACCAATCTCTCGTCTCATTGTTTCTACCGCTGCTTGAGCAGCAGCAATCTGAGGATTCATTGTTTGACTAGGAGACAATACAAACACATCTTCCTTCCTAGCAGGAACCCAAGAGCCATTAGATTGGTTTGAGATGTCATCAATCTCAGTGATACCACTTGGGTCAAGGCACATCCAGAAAGCCGTAGCTGCTGCCATACCATCAAGCATAGCCTTTGTGTAACTGTCTAACGACTGGAGGTCACCTAAGGTATCCTCACTATGAGATCGCCCATAGTTCTCACCAGCCACCCCGTACCAACGTAAAGCTGTACATGGACATACTTCATACGTTCCTTTAGAAAGTTCATTACCATCTGCATCTTCTTTTTTATAATCCCACATATCTTTTTTGTTACGTACCAACTGACAAAATTGTTTTTCATATCCTAACTTATTGGTTGTTGGAATATAAGCATTGTTACTGATAACATCAGGGTCTGTCAATTCATATTCTACATAGATAATCTCTTGCACAGTCCCATCCACAGCTCGTTGAACAACATAATGATCTAATCTTGTTGTTCTAAACCTATAGTCATCTTCTATATGTACCAAGGAATCTCCAACAACAACCAAAGATTGGATAGCTTGATATACAACTTCTCTTAAATTAGAAGCTGCAAGCTTTCGGTATACCTGATAACTCATAGTTTCAAGATATGAATTGATTTCATTTGTTGGTTCTACTCCAGACTTAAGATTAAACTTAAAGAAAGGAGTATCATTCACAGGAATCATAGCTGATAGCATTCGACTGGCAAGACTGGTAACACCACGTGATCCCACCGAGGAGAACGGAGATGGCAACAACATCTCCTCAGTCCACCCTTCAGGTGGTAACAGACTGGGGATGGTTAGGGCTGCACAATAGCGTGAGCGAACTAACTTAGACTGACGAGCAGAATGTAGTTGTGAAAATCTATCGGCTAATGTATATTTCATATTGTCCTTATAACTTGTTAATGTTTACACCAGTATATAAAGAACCAAGAAAATCTAATGATGTTTTATTAGAAGCACCAATAGTTCCTTTTTGTTCTGCTTCTGTTTGAGCAGCAGCTTCATCAATGGCTGCTTGCTCAGCTTGGGTTGCTTGCATAACAGCAGCGTTTTCCTCACGCTTAATTCGTTCTCTATCTGCGGCTTCTCGTTGAACTCGTCGAGCTTCAGTTGCTTCGGCAGCGATACGGCGTTCAGTTTCTTGTTCTTTTTGAAATGCTCGTTCATCAGCCATAAGCTTAGACTGATCTGCTAAGGTCATACCACCATCAATCTTAGGACTACCTCCCATAAATACCACCACTTTCTTTTTGTTTGTTGTATATTGCTTTTAGTTTATTAATCAATTCTATTTGACCAGCTCTAAAAGCAGATCGTCGTGCAAATGTTTCTGTTGAAATCTCAGGATCATATGCCAGTACTGGGTACATCTCGTCGAGCAACTCGATCAACCTTAGTTCGATCCTTGGGAAGGTCTCTTGTTTCATTTTGTAGTTTTAATACCTCTGTTTGTAATTGTCCAACCTGTTCATATAGATCTTTGAACATTAATCTAATATCAGATTGAGTCAATGTTGCTATGTTTGTGTTTAACCGTAGTTTAAAATTATCTAATATACTCATGGTGTTATTATTGTTGGAAGTGTTTTAATATAATCTTCTCTTGTTGTGTTTTTATTAACAACAGATGGATTCATATATGTATCTCCAACATATTCTTTTTCTTTTTTTGAATTAAATGTAGTGTAAGAAGACTCAATATCACTTATAATTTTTTTATACATCTGATCTTCACTTAAAGAGGCTGTCTGATACATACCAATTCTTTTTTGATCTTGATTATATTTAGTGAATTCTGTATTTATTTGATCCGTAGTACTTTTAAAGTTTTTTGATATGGCATCAAACTCAGACTGAACTGAATAAGCTGCATTTGTTTTAAACAAAACAGCCTCATCATCAGCTGTAGTAGCTGTTTGATTTTGAAGTCCACCTCGTTGTAATTCACCAAGAGCTGAATATTTTTTAGTAAGAGCATCATTAATACCTGAGGCATATTTATCAAAGGAATAGGTAATAGGTGTTGCAGCTGCTGTTGTTTGTGCAGCCGTAGTTTTAGTTACACTATTAGAATTATTAATATCAAACATAGTATTACCACCCAATTTATTGGCTGCCTTAGCTTGATTAATCAAGTCAGTAGCAGCAGTCAATTGAGTATTATATGCTGCTTGTTGGTTTTTAACCGTAGGTTTTTTAACCCCCGCAATCTGCAGTAGTTCTTCAGCAGTCTGAGCACCTAACAGCAGATCATTACCCGTAGTCTCTCTGCGGGTGATCTTAATACTAGAAGTATCAGCAAAGAATTCATCATATATATCATTCTTCATACCAACTTCTCTAGTTGCTGTAACAACTTTGTTTTTTTCAATATTAGCTGTATAAGCCTTTAGCAAAAGATCCATAGCATTTTTATTTTTTAATACTTTAGCGTCATATGCTTGTTTATACTTGCGATCTTTAGCCGCCTGCACTTGGGGTGCCCCATAGATTTGGGGCGACCCATACATATTATACTTAATAGCCATATGTTCCTTATTTTAACTCACATCCTCCAGCCGAACAAGCTAGATCATGTGATGATGTTGTTGAATCAGTCATTTCATAGTTCATCAGTTGAGAGAAATCAACTGCAATCTTTGGTGTCATGTTGTATGTCCTAGCATCAATGGTTTCAAAGGGAGCTTGAGCATAGGTGTGATCAGACTTAGGCAGAAAAGCAATACCACTAATCTTATCAAAGTTTTTCCATACCCAATTACCTACTTCAAGAAACTCATCCTCAGTATAGGATACCGTGATACTAGGTTTATGGTGGCAGTAGTATTGTTGATAGTCCATCCATAACTTCAGATGTTCCATAGCACCAAGGCTGAGGGAGGTTGTTGTATCTACTGGAGCTTTCTGAGGAAACGTAAGCACCGCAGTAGACGCAGGATTAACTACACAATCTTCTACAAGAATGTTCTGATCTTTCATAAGCTGATACAAAGGATCCTTCTTGTCAATGCGTACACGTCTGAAGTAGAACTCAGAGTACCGAGGATGCAGCCCACTCGATGAGTTAGCAAGGCAACTAGTAGTACCCTCAGGCTTGATACAACAGATAGACTTACTAGGCTCAATGCCAAGTCGATTGGACCAAGTAAGGTTAGTGTATTCAGCTGTCTCCTTAAGCACCTCTAAAGTGTACTTAAGCTTAGCTGAACCTTCCTTACCTGACATCAACTTGTTATCAAAGATACCAGTCATTGACACACCAAGCAATCGTTCCTCTGCACAGTTCTTCTTCCACTCAGGCTTGAGATATGGAAAATAAGTGAACATACTTTGAACTGTTCCAATAACAGTAGCTTGTTCAATCTTCCTGTTGAGTGTTTCAATTGTATCTGTCTCACGTACTACTACGGTAGACAAGTTACAGAACTGCATAGGTCGAAGGATAATCTCAGAGCAAGGATTAGTTCCTAAGGAATACTTAGTATCTCGTCCTGCCTTGTGTGCTAAATCAGTCATAGCTTTACGATTAACAATACCACGCTCACCACTATGAGAGTTGTATAAGTCAGTCCACTCTTCCATGAACTGTCCCATGCTTGGGCGGTCATTATAGACCGCAGAGTTGTTTGCAAGCGATCTGTGACTGGAGGCTTCCCACCATGCCCCTGACTTGCAAGTAGCCATCTCACGGTCACTGAGGTCGCTGAGCGAGATCATAGCTGATCGTCGCACACCACCCACAATGACAGACTGTGCAATCTTGCAACAGATGTCGTGGCATTCAAGAGCCGTAAGATTACGTCCCTTAGCCTTATAGAAAGTTTGTGTTACATATCGAAACACTTCTTCTAGGGGAGCAGGTCCACTTGCCCGACCACCAAAGGTCTTGAGGCGAACACCCGATCCACGTACAAGGGAGACATCCCACTTAGGGTGAATACCATTGTAAAGATTGTCGATCAGTGTACGCAGTGCGTCACACCAACCTTCCCTTGAGTCAGCCACATAGATAACGTTATCCCAATCTTTGGTAATCACATTAGGTACAACAGGTAACTGATGGATGCATCGTCCTTCAACTGTGTATCCTACTCCTGTGCCACACATAAGGATATACATCAACTCACTGAATGAGGATGGTGTATTGATTTCCATGTAAGCACAATTGTACAGAGCTGTGTTATCCTTGTCCAACGCAGGACCCGCAGTCATAAGACCACGCATACTGGGGAGGACTTCAAGGTTTAAAATAGCATACTTGATATCAGATCTCTCAGCAAGAGCAGGAGCTTTCGTTGTAAAGTAATCCCACCACCTATCCACAGTCTCTTCCCAAGTCTCTCGTCTTCCCTGTTCGGGCATCCAACGACTATAGCGACTAAGGGCAATGAACTCTTGAAAGGTATTCATGATATACCTGTCGATCCAAAGCCACCACTAGCTCTATTTGTGTTGTCTAACTCTGTCATTACTGTAAACTGAGGGGTGATAACAGGTGTGATGACCAATTGAGCTAGGCGATCACCCTTGTTAAAGACGATTGTTGTAGCACAGGTATTCATAAGTAACATTTTGATGGTACCACGGTAGTCAGGATCAATAACACCTACGCCATTACACAGGACAATGCCTTGTAAAGCAAGGGATGACCGAAGGTAAACCAGTCCTGCTGTACCCTGAGGTAAAGCAATAAAGACACCTGTGTCAACCATAACAGGTTGATTAGGCATCAAGGCAACCCGATCTAGGCAACTTAGGTCTGACCCAACAGACCCCGCTGTCTGATATACAGGGGCAACCGCAGTAGGAGCTAAGGCAATCCTTACCTTATCACCTACATAAGTGTTGGTATAAATTTCATGTGTTGTTGGTGAACCAAACGTATTTGTATCCGCAGTATAACTATTATTTATCATCAGTATCCCTTTGGTTGTATTCTATAGCCCCAACTATTAGTAAGGTTTCCATAGAATTGGTTGTTTCGTATCTTTATTATACTCTCCACTGCGGAGAATACGCACACATTGTGCCATTTTCACAGCGTAATCGTACCCATATGCACACCCATCAACACCCACAGATTTATCATAGGTAGCTAATACAGCTTCAGTCCAGTACTGGGGTTGAACTGAATCCAGTATCTTACTTGCTTTGACAGGTCCACACTTCCATACTCCAGGAATGTTATCGGTCGTATCACCCATAAGCCATTGCTTATGGAAGTTATACTCAGCTGTCTGAGCGTCTAACAACACAGGTGCTTCTTCCTTGTCGGGGTTCCAATGCCATCCCCTTACTGAACGGAGATCCTTGTCTATGGTTACAGCGACAGCCTTAAACCCACTAGACATCATACCCATAATGTCATCAGCTTCCAAGGCAGGGAGTTCCAACTTGTTAGTCTTACTTACAAGTTCAAGTGCCAAACCTAGGCACTCAGGTACCTTACGGTTACCATCATCCCTGTGTCTCTTGTATGCATCCCATACCTTACGCCTATAGTTATCAGACCTAGGGCAAGACACAGCTACATACACCTTGTCCACACCCTTAGGTGTCCAAGCTTTGATATCATGTATGATACGATTCTCAAGCTCGTCAACCCCCTCTGTCTCTGCCCAGAAGGCAGCCTTATAGGCTATGATGTCTCCATCTAGCACAGCTACCTCAGGCATCTTCTCTATCGTCATCATCGTTGTCATCATCATCCTCTCTAAGCTCTTTATGTAAAGCTTTAATTATATTTTCTATAGCATCACTTGAGATTGCTATGTCATTTCGTTGTGCTACACAAGCAACACAAGTACATAGATACTTGTCGTCATCTTGTAAATACTCAAGCCAATCATCAAACAGTTCATTTAATTTTGTTTTAAATTTAACTTCAGTGTCATTATTTAATACTCTGTAGTGAAACATTTCTTGATAATCTACATTACCTTCTTCTATTTTGTTTGCCATATCTTCTGACTCATGGTTTCGCCACTCACCAGTATGGTCAATTAACTTTCGTGTACCGTGTGCAACAAAAACTTCTAGTGCACCAATCTTACGACCATAACCAACCTCATTTAAATACCTGCAGTCATCTACAATAACACACTTCTCATGCCACTGCTTAGGGTTGACTTCTAAGTTATCAGTATCCTGTGATTTAATAGTAGCTAATCTCTCAGCAAACTTCTTTACCCAGTAATCAGGATCTTCTTTACGCTTACTAGAGCCAAGTAGTTGACAAGCAATCCTATATTCTTCAGGATTCTTTTCCTTGGTTAGTCCAGTAAGTTCAACTTCCTTCTTCAGTATCTCAGCAAAAGAAAGATTGACAGGTGAATATCCTTTTTCATATAAGTATTTATTAAACCAATTAGCCACAGTTGTTTTACCAACACGTGCCTTACCTCCAATCATAACTACCATCATAAAGATACCTCCATAATTGTTTAGGTGAAAAAAGTCTTGGGAAATTCTTATGATGTACATTAAGAAAATCTATAACGAATGTTGTGCATGTGGGTGGGATGTTAATCTTATCTTCTTTATTAAAATATCTAAGGATTTGATACCATATCAAAGCCCAGTGATGTGTCTCAGGATAAGCTAAGAACCACTCAAAGGCATCTTCTCTTAGGTTTATAATACCCATGGATATCTGAGCATAAGGATCAACACCAAATAATTTCTTGTTTAGCCCCAACCTTACGACCCTTGGTTTTGATCCATCAACAGTAATTAATATTAGTTTATATGCATTAAACCTTAACTCAAGATGTACATGAGTATGCTTAGTCCATTGCATTAAACCAATAACATATTTACGCCAGCCTTGTAATCTGATTGAGTTGTAAAAACATATCCTTACTTCAGCTTTCATAGAAGATTACCAATCCCAAATAGACAGCAAGGGCATGCTCTACCCTAGCTCCATCTGATTTCTCCCAACCGTGCAACATAACCATAGCATTTGACTTTAGTATAGCCATGAGGTCTCTTTGCATACATGCTTTCAAGTGATCTTTTCCATCAAGAGATATACTTGTTCCAACAAACCCATCATCTTCATCCATCTGAGCAGGATTATAAACAGTTCCGATAGCTGGATTACCCCCCCATTTTCTAGCAGCTGTATGAAATGCGGGAAAGTTATGCTGAGGATATCCTCGCATAGGTCCTGCTATATATAAATCTAATCTTTCAGTCATATTATTATTCCTTAGTGTGTGTCCGACCATGTATTACCAACAGTATAATCTGCATCTACTTGAATGTTTAATCTCAGTTCTTTACCTGCATCAATAGCAGCAAGCTTTAAGATATTACCAACAGCATCAGCATGCTCTATTGGTACAGCATACTGAAGCTCGTCATGCACATATGCCATTTGGTAAACATCATTACCAAACATCTTCTGTAAAGCTTCACTTGCTTTTAACATCCATAATTTACTGACAATAGCACCTGCTCCTTGCAGCAAAGTATTGAGTGCAGCATATTCTTTCCGTACTGGTATACGTCTACCATCAGGTAAGATGACAGACTTATCCTTTAGGAATTGAAACCTGACTTCTTCTTGTACCTTACCTAAAGCAGGAATCTCTTTCTGAAACCGTTTGCGTAACTTCTCAGCATTAGTAACGGTACAATTAAGAACCTTGCTCAGCTTAGGATTACTTGCACCATATAGATAAGCATAGATAAAAGACTTGGCTAAGTCTCTCGATTGTAGACCTGCAGCTGTTTGATTGTGTGTATGTATATCACCATCAACTAAGATCTCAGCATACTTACCTGAGTCATACTTACTCATATAGTGAGCAAGCATTCGCAGCTCCAATCCCTTGAGATCTGCACCTACTTGAGTATAGCCAATGAGAGCAGGACACCATAGAGAACGAACCCTAGAGTCACTTGAGACTTGAGCTATGTTGGGTTGACTGTGAGTACACCTGCCTGTAGCAGCACCTTGTGGGTTGATACCACCATGAATACGACCATCCCTAGAGTAGGCAGCACGTAGATTCCAATCTTCTATCTGACTGATCAGCTTAGTAATGTCAAAGTATTTGACTAGAGTAGTTGCTTCCTCAAACTTAAGTTCTGACAATACTTCTTCGTCTACCTTGGGGTTACCCTTCTCTGTCTCAGGTGCTACCCATCCATACTTCTCGTTGAGGCGAGATGCAATCTGTAGTCTAGAACCAGGATTAAATACTTCTATCTTATCCTTGAGACGTTTACCTGTCTTCTCAGATACCCGTCCAAGAATCTTGTCGGGAAATATGACACGCATGTTGTCTTCGATATCAAGCTTCTCTAATAACAAAGACCTGTACAATGCATCACCACCAACAAGATCATAGCCAAAGCCATTCTCCACTTGTTGTTGGCAGACACGTGTAACACTGTGCTCAAAGCGAACTAATCCCTTGTTAGTGATAATGAATGGTAATTGATACTTGTATATCTTCTCACCTAACAGTACGTCATTAAGACAATACTTTCCCATGTCATCTGAGTACACAGCCCAACCACCCTTGTAAACAGTCTTAGGATACTTGAGGTGAGTACCCCAGTTGTCCAATGAGTTGCCACCAAAGGGATGCTCGTTCCGATCAGGGAACATAAGCCGTGATACCACAAGGGTATCGACGATGCAGCGGGGATGATTAAGACCAAGCAGACGCATCAGTACAGGTAGATCGTACCCATAGATGTTGTGTCCAACAAGGATATCAAACTTTGATAGGTATACCAACAGATCTTGTAGTTGATCCTGCTTCCATAGTTTAGGAGTTGCAGCATCAGTGTCCTTCGTAGCTACGCACCATATCTTAGTGCATTCCTTAAGAGCAGTACCCTTCTTCTCGACATAGACTTCACTGAGGGCATTGCCTTCGATATCTAGTATGCATGTCTTCATTGTATTCCTTCCACTGGGTTAAAGGCTACCGTGCCTGTGTCATCTACAGCAAAGCCGATCTCCTGTAGCCGACCTGACTTGCGGTCATAGTACAATGCCGTAGCAATGCCTGCCCGACCAGTCAGTCGATTCTTCAGTACTCGTACAATGGTTGTATTAGATGTACGTTCATCAGGATTCTGTCGATCTCTCTCAAGACCAATCACTGTGTTAGGTACTGAGGACAATGCACCAGACCCACGTAGATCCTGTAAGGTGACACGGCTACCTTCTTCGTATGCCTTATCAGTCTTCTTAAGTTGTGACACAATGTCAACATGCACACCTGTACGAACAGACATTGATCGTAGTTCCTTCATCAGTGTATCTATGATGATACGTTCTGATCCACCACCCTCAATATCTTTATCGTTAACACCCATAAGACCAGCTGCTGCTGCTGTAATATGATCAAGAACAATGACATCAACCTTAAGTGATGTAGCCATGAACTCCATCCGAGCAAGCAAGTTAGTCATAGCATTGTTACCGAGATGATCATAGATGTACAGATTTGTTTGACACAATCTAGTACGTGCCTCTGCATACTCATCCTCACTCAGGTCATCAAGCATATTCACATTGATAGTATTGCGACCCATCTTTACTTGTAAAGCATTCATCATACGTGAAGCTCTAATAGCCCGTACTGGTTTGTTTAACAACAGTGATATAAGATCATCCATTGTTTCCTGAGGGGATTCCTCAAGCATAATACAACCAACACTGCGACCATCAACAAGATGATTGATGATGAGTTCACGTAAGATCGTAGACTTACCAGAGCCTGTGCCAGATGCCCATAGGGTGATCTCACCACTACGCTGACCAATGAGGAACTCACTGAGCTTATCGTAGGGAAAGGGATAAACCTTTACATCTTCCATATCTTGTGAGTCATTTGCAATCTTACTGACGTGGAGAATTTCATCGGGTGAGTAAGCTTGTGCTTCCCATAAGGCATTGACCAATGCTTTGGATTGATTGTTCATCAAGCATTCATTGGCATCCTTGTACGGCAGCTTAGCAATCTTACAACGTCCACTAGACAGGATGTCAGCAACAGCCTTAGCTGCATCTTGTCCTGCTGTATCCATATCAAAGCATAGTATAACCTCAGGATAACCATTGATAAACTCAAGGTTATCCTTAATAGCTTTTACTGCTGATGTCGCACCATTAGGCAACGATACCACAGCCCATGTACCACCGAGTGATTGATTGACGGTCATGCAATCAATCTCCCCTTCGGTAATTATGAGGCGTTTACCACCTGTAGACTTCCATAGATTCTGACCAAACAATTCAACACCCTTGGCTGATCCCTTCCAAGCAAACTGCTTATCGGGACCCCGTAGATGTTGACCTACTAAAGTATTATCCTTATAGTAGTTAGCAATCTGAACTATCTTTCCATTGATCTTAGCTGTCTGATACCCATACAGTCTACATACTTTTTCAGTGAGTAGCCTATCGGATACTTCGCATACTGTACCAATGACTGGTATAAACGTTTTAACGTTAACGGTTGTATCTTCTATCACATAATCTCCTTTATGATATCCACAACTAAAACAGTGGACGTGATCATCATAGACCCCTAAGTTATCCCCTGAGTTATCTCGACCCATAGCTTGACACTTGGGACACGCATCCTTACGTATGAATGCTGATTCTTTTATATCCATTCAATATCCTCCTTAAGTTTTTTTGGTAAAATTTTGGGTTCATAATACTCCTTATGAACAGCGTTTACTCTGATCCAATCCTTAGCATCTACTAAAGATTTAAAAGTTGTGGGTGTACCTAGTGATTCTTCTAGCCAACCATGCTTACCCCATTTACCTGTTACCCATATACCGATTGGTTGTTTATCATTCATTTCTTTTTCTTCTTAAGTAATATCTTAGGTGGATTCTTACTAAACTTACCCTTCTTTGCTTGTGCTATACCTTTTTTAACAACCTTCTTAGTTTGCATTGCTGAGATGGCTGCTATAATATACTCAAGCCATATAGCAAAGGATAGTTGCGACACTGTAGTGTCGTTAGCTTTCTTCTTCTTAAACGCTTTAGCATAGTTCTTATCATACTGCTTCTGATCTACCTTGCGATAGCTATCGCCCTTACCATTTGCATTCTTCATGTAGCTCCTTAAAGAAAAAAGTAAGGGAAACACAAGAGATTTTCTTGTGTTTCCCCTACCATTAATTACTAACTGACAATATAAAGTATCCCTCTGAATCTTTTTCAGCCCACTGTTTAGTTACATACAGGCTGATGATTTGAGTATCATCTTCCCATATCTTACCATTCATGGTATCTAAAATTGCCTTGGCAAAGTTATCAATATCTGGTCTAGGGTATTCCTTATCAGTCTTCTTAGGTCGTTTTATATATAACTCTATAGAAACTGATAAGGAATTACTGAGAGGTACGAACCCATTTCCAATGGTATTCCATACAGCCTCAGCAGCAATCTCACGAAACACTTTATATGTTCCTACATAGAATGCACCCCACCTTGATACCCGTGGTCTGCTTGCAGCTACGGGGTTAATATTGAACTGCCACTCCAATACCTTCTTAGTAGGGGAGGTCACTGTCAGCTTGATCTGTTAGATCATCCTTCTTTGTTGATCCCCCAACAAAGCCACCCTCTACTGCAGCAAAGTCACTACCCTTAGTGAAGGTAGTATTCTTTTCCACAACCTGAATACCATTCAAGTAGATAGATAAGGAATTATCTCTAGTCAGAACCATCGGCGCAAGCTTGAGACGAACCTTGTCACCACCGAATGGGACGATGTCAGTAGGTTGACCCAAAGAGTCAACACAAGGAAACTTACCTGAATCCACATGGACTTTAGACTTAGCTTTAAACGTAACAACATTATCAACCTCCCTTAAACCATTGATCTTCTTAGCACCACTCGTCTTTAGAATAGTATCTAAAGTTTTTTGTAACTCTGCATCAACAACAACAGTGATGTTGTGATTAGCACTACCTTCTCCAAATGCAACATCAGGCTTAAGTAAATTACTCCACTTAGTTTCTAATGTCATTGTTGTAAACTGTGAGATTCGATTAGGCTTCTTGGCTGTTGTCATTACTGACTCCTTCTTCTTGTGTAGTTTGCGAGATGCGTTTGATAGATGCAATTTGTGCATTAATATCAACCACAATTGAACTGAGAACACCTGCTAAATTACCTAGGTAATTGCATACACTGTCACTACGGACAGCTGGTACTTGCTCAGGAGCAAGTGTATTTGGGTTTACATTAGATTCCATTTCCATTAATAACCTCCCTTCCCATACATTGGCTTCATAGCCTTCTTAGCGGCTGGTTTCTTAGCTGATTTCTTTACTGGTTTCTTAGCTTTCATTTGTTCTTTCTTAAACGGGGTGAATAAATTGAATCTTCTTTAGCCCCAACTTTAGTGGAGCGTTTCCATACTGATAACCATACGCTTGGGTATCTTATTAACTTGTGCTGTTTCTCCTGGACCTACTGTATTAGTTATAGATACTTGATCTGAATCCATATAAAGTACAAAGCCAACTGTTATCATATAGGGTAGTGGTTCTTTAGCATAAAGCTTTGCTTTATCTTTATCAAGCCACTCTTCTCCTCCTATGGTATAAGCATCTACCCACAAAATCTTTACTAGTTGTGGTATCTTGTATGGTAGTATTATATCCTTTAAGAAGGATTCCTTTCTAACAATTGTGTCTTTAATTTTTTTCATAGATCCATAACTTCTAGGTAGGGGTGCTTGCCATCTATCACTACACCACATGATACCACTGGTTTCTTAAGGTGGTTCTTACCATAACTAAATCCTAAGTGGTTGTTGTTTACGCCACAACCTATATCCATACCAAAGTATCTTGTGGTTGGTCCAACCAACCAGTTGATACCAGCTATGCTGTGGTGATGACCCATTACACAAGAGATTGCTCTTGATTTTGCTTGGTTAAAGCTTGGGTTTAAACCACCACTACCAGTACCGTGTGTGTAGTACACGCCATCAATAATAAAACTGTAGTCCCATGTCCATCCTTTAGTACCATAGACTTCTGAGTATCCCTTGATATAGAACGAGGGAATACCAACATCAGCATTCAAACGATACACTCGTTCGTCATGGTTTCCAATGCATACCCTAAGTTTAGGGAATACACTGTACCACTTAGCTATATCTAACACAGCTTTCTTATACTCAGCAGTAGCATCTTGTGCATCAGGGTGTTTTTTATGGAAGGATATAGCATGGTGGTCTACAACATCTCCAATATGAACAACACTGTTACAAGAATACTTTTTATAAATACCTTGTACAAACTTAAGATACTGTGAATGACACGCTGGAAAATGTGTATCACCTATAATCAATACTTTGCTCATCGTTTCCTTTCTCTACAAAAATATGAACATGGTAATTTGTAGGGTCTCCTAGATCATATTGTCTAAAAGCCCTGTTGACATTAAACAATATAATGTCACTGAATTTATCTGTTGGTACTTGTATGTTTATGGTCTTCTGCTTAACCTTACTTTTACTAAGGGTAATAAATACCTTAAGAACATCTTCCATATCCCCTTCAGATGCAATACGATACATTTTTTTACTCATTGGAATAAGTACTCCGCTTCTAACACTTTGTTAATGTTAAACTCACCTTGTTGTGGTATCTCAGGTAACGGAACCTTGAGAATAGATTCTAATTCTTTCCTAAGCATCTCTAATAAAGGTAGTTTATGCATAGTATGGAACTCTTCTTTAGTAAACTCTCTCATAAGAGATACATAGGGGGCATGACATCCATAACTGTCATGCACCATACTGAATGAGGAGATACCAACTAACGTCATCCTTCTCATCGTACACCACATATGACTTGCATCTAATGAGTGTATATAATTAGGACTGATTGCTAGGTTTACTTGTCTTGGATCAATAGAATCCCTGTCGGGATACCCAAAGTATAACTCTTTCATGTTAAATAACTTAGTAACAGATCGTCTTGATATGATCTCATAGTATTGATGTACTACATGGAAACCACACGGCGTAGTCCATTCCATGTTCTTAGATAACTCAGAAGACATATCCGATACAACCTTAAGCCATACCTTACCCTTGTTGGGTTCTACTAAAGTTCCCTTAAGGGCTTTGTCAATGAAGGATGCTAGTTCCATTACAGCTCCAGCAATCTTATCTTTAGTAACCCAATCAAGATGACCTTCACTCTTACAGTACCGTCGAATACCAAATAGAGTGACACCATATGGGTCTGTCATTACAGCCCTCTTAACAACATTACGATGGATATAATTATTCCATTGTATTAAGAATTGTTTTGCCCATAGCCCAGACTTAGTATCATTCTCTTGATCTTCTATCATCAGTTCAGTTACTAAGTCTGCAACATACTGATATAGGTCTTGTGGTACTGGTGTCGTAGTTAAGTTAACCATATCAGCCAACTCATCTGCCTTCATAAGGGCAGCCCAATGTTGAACACCATTACAACTACCATCCATCTGTACAGGTACTGAAGTAAGACCATCTGTCCTGAGTAAGTCAAAGATAGCAGCCAACCGTTGGAAGGATGGGTTCTTCTTCTTCTTATCAGACATCCATAAACTTAGGTTAGCATAAGGATCTTCATTGATACGTTTAAACATCTCAATGTTATCATCTACCCATTTAATTCTATTGGTGAATGTATCCTTATCGTGATCAAATAAGTTTGCTAAGTGTACCTTAAGCCAGTATATACCACTGTTAGTTTGCTTAGCATCATTGGCAAAGCATACTAATCCTCTATCAAAGTCAGATGATTGTGGTGATAGTAAATCACACGATGCATTTGCTCTACCTCTAAAGTCACAGGTATACAGTTGATAGAAGAACCCATGTCTCATCATATCTTTAGCCAACTTGAGCCGTACTAGCATACGTCCACGTGCTCTCTCTTCTTTATACCAAGACGAGTACGAGTCTTGTTTGTGACCACACCACATTGCTTTCTCTTCTTTAGTCCCATCTTTAGGGTAAGGCATAGAGTAATCAAAGGCAGCGAACTCATAGGCGGGTAAGTTACATGCTCTAGTATTGTTTCTAAACAGTGTATTCATAACCTCATACACCCGTCCATTAACAGTCCACTCAGTATGCATCATTGCATTCAACCCATCAATGACCATATCAGATGGAGTAGATCCCTTTTGGATTACCTTCTCATCCCACATAATATCTTTAAACCTTTGAACCACAGGCTTACGAACATACGCCAATAGATTACCACCAGATGATGTAGTGGTATGTGGTACAGGTGGCACTAGCATAGGTCTATACAACAGTGCAGCCATAGCAATCATATCAGTATGTCGCTTGTTTAACTCTTGTAATACTACATCAGTAAAGGACACAACAACACGGTCACACCAACGTTTACCTGTATGCCTACGATTGTTAGACAATACAATAACATTAGACTTCTCTACAATCCTGAGCATATGATGACCAAAGTCTTCTCTATTCTTACGAGTAAAGGATGTCTTGTTAAGACCACCCATCTTTTCTACAAATGCTTTACACCTTTTGGGTGACCAGTTCTTCTGATAGTGTGACTGCTTTAGCCAGTCTTCTCTAAAGAATTGTTTAGTCTGTTGATAGGATACAATGTTGATGACCATATCAGCAATAGCGTGTGCTATGTGCTGTGCCGTAGGCAGTGCAACAGTTTCAAACTCTGTCTTCTTATCCCACATACTAGAATTAAACCATTCCAATATAAGACATCGTACCGTGATGTCAGCCATCTTACCTGCACCCACACCAAACAAGGGTAGTGCCCAAGCAGGAGTCTTAGTGTTCTTAGCAGAGTAATCTATCCACTCTTGAAACAATGGAGTAAGATTAATAACACAGGTATCTAACAGAGATTGTTCAGGATACCCCTCATCAGGGGCTACATCATACTCCTGCCAATACTTACGGTCAGAGATGGCAAGCATCTCTTCCTCAGCAAGTACTTGTAATGTAGTACGCTTATCTTTTTCTTCAATAGATAATTGATTCCATTTACTCATAGTGTAACTCCGTATATTATGGATGCTAAGGGGCATCCATAGTATACTATGGATGCCCCGTATTCGACGCATTAATTACCGCACTATCAACACCAAGCAAGAGCATGATTAGCAACCGCAATAGAATCATCTTGATTAGATCCCATTAGGTTGTTGTATGCTCTGTTCTCCCATCCAGTCTTACGTCCCTTAACAGGGATACGATGTTGCAGTTCTCTAGTAACAGCATTGACTGCCATCCATGCACTAGCAGGGGCATTCAATTCCTTACGCTCTTCATCAAACCCAGCACTCCACTTAGATACTAAGACAGTAGCATTAAGATAGTTCTTATACTCCTTCTCTGTCTGTGGGTTAGCCACGATAGGTGATTCTAATAACTCATATACACTGAGGAAGAACTTCTGAATCTGTTCCGTATTAAGGGAGGCATTTGACAGGATGTTAACCTGTTCCTTAAAGAACTTACCAGTATTAGCATACTGCTCTAAGGCAAGACGCATCTGAGACTTCTTATCCTCCATGTTACCTGTATGGGTAAAGCGAATCATATTCTTCTTAGCCCTACCTAATGCCATCTTTAATGTATTCATGCATACAATTCGTACTGATGTTGGCAGTCCACTCAATGCAATAGTACCGTCATGTGAAGACAGCAAGGCAAGGTACTGTGTGATAGAATCATTCCCACTGTTAGAGGGAGCAAAGGTATCACCCTTGACTAGGCAGATGATCTTCTTACCACCTTGTAAAGACAAGGCAGACTCGATCTTAACATCAGCACCTAGTGCATACGCTAAGTCGAATACTTCATAGTTCTGTACCACCTGATAGTCAGGTGATTGTACACTGAGGATATCATTCGTGTCATCCCGTAGGATGGCGCAAAATTTATCTGAATAACTAGGGGGAAACTCACCCTCTGTATCTGATTCCCACGTCCTAATACCTACTGTCTTATGAACCCTCCAATCCAAACCAGCCATCTTCAAGGCTTCCATAGGAGTCATTGCTTCCTCTACAGTATAACCCAACCCATGCCATGCTTGTTCCTTATAGAACACAGCACCATCTGTACTTGTAATTTCATGCGCCATATCCGAATCTCCTTATAGAATGTACAGTAAACCAACAAGGTTTATCGTGCATTACTAGTTGGTGAATAGACTAGGTGGGACTCGAACCCACACTGTATAGATTTTAAATCTATTGACTCTGCCATTGGTCTACTAGTCCTGTGTTATCACTCTTCATTATCAGGTGAATACTCTGCCATATCTCTATCATATTCAGCAATGTGTTCAAGTAATGTTTCACATATACTGAAATCATTAGACACAATATACAACAGTGCTGTATAGAGATCAGCATCTATATCAGACCGATGCTCAAGCATAATCTCATTACCGAATGGACCATCTTCAGTAATAGATTGTACTCTTGTAACAACTATACTGTCAATCTCTGGATACAGTTGCTTAGAGTCTCCATCATTCTCAGATGTATGACCCTCAACCTCTACAGTTACATCATAACTGACGTTATTATATATGATATCTTCTAATTCAATTGTAATAGGATGCATAATCATTTACTTTCTACCACTAAGTGGCAACATACACTACCTTTAACATTAGGTTGAAACGATTTCAACTCTAGGATATTACCAACAACCCATACTCCATTACTAAACTCACCACCCACAGTATACATAGGACCATCAGCAAAGTCAAAGCCTGTAGTAATACTGTTAGTGTCTTCAGATACTATAGTATACTCGGAGACACCTTGCACAAGGTATGTACACACCATACAAGAGTGCTTCTCATCATAGTGAGGAGTAGAGATTAGTTGTATGTCTCTCCTAACCCCTGCTTTGTTAGTGATAAAGGTACGTATAACGAAAGAGGTATTCTCTTTAGCCCCAACTTTCGGGGGCAACACATCAGTAGTGTTGTCATACTTACCTGATGCTACTTCTTTACTCAGAAGTTGCTGGGCTTTATCTTCTTCCCAGTACTGGATCATCTCTGCCAGTAGTTCTTCTAGTGTACTACAGTTATCCATAATGTTATCACTGATGGATGTCCACTCTACTAGCCGTGTCCAACTGACACAAGGATACTCTTCCCCGTGTTCACAGATTAGATCATCTACATATTTCTTAAGATTCTTTAGTACCATTCTTAATCCTTTCTTGTTCTTGTAGAACTATGTCATATGTACCAGCATTCTCCATAGCCTCGTTAACTTGATCAACATCTACATTTCTCAAGTTAATAGGGTGTATGGCTACCAAGGCATAGCCTTGACTCTCAATAAAGCACAGCATCTGTGCTACAATCTTATCTATTCTCTCATCGCTTTCAATCATTACATAATCCTTTCTGTATCCAAGTGGGCAGTCTTGCCATTATAAACAGGGATAGTTCGCTACCTCTGTCGAAGTTATACATACCACATACCACTGCCGTCCACATAGCAGGGTTAATAAAGATATCTTTAGCATCAGGTTTATATCGTTTACGAGTATAGTTTACCCAATCCTGTAAGTCCATCAGTCTACGATACTCATCAAAGAATTCACTGATCATATACTGTTGTACTGATAACCATACTGGATCAATGCCGTCCTTATGGAAAGCATTACCAAACCCTGCTATCTTTCGACCTTCCAGTATATCCCTGTTAATCATCTCCTGATCATAGTACTCATATACATCTCTAGCCTGTTGTATAGGGGCGTGTAACCCATTAAGAGTTAGCACAGCAGAGGCTATAGCACTAGGCATACTGCCTGTTGCCTTGTAGCAGTTGATGAATGCACCTGTACTGAGACAGTTATTATTCATACCCAATAGCCTATGAGCCTCTAGCACTAGGTCTAATAGATGCTTGGTTCTAAAGTCCCCAGCATACCGTGCATAAGGGAGATCAATGTTTATTTGTGTCATTATATTCCTTTTATATATGAACTTTAGTACTGAATTAAAACACTACTACCACCACGAGGTGTAGTATACTATGTTACCACGCTCAACCAACCTCTTTACCTTATAACACATATCCAAGTACTCAGATAGTAAGTCTTTATCTGTATCTTCAAACCCATCTGATGTTTTTATATCTTCTATTAGATCATCCATATCTTTTTCATCTAACAGTACATAAGACTCACAGTTAAACTGTGCACTAACATCACCACCCTTATAGATAAAGTTTTTATGCATCCAGTTATGGATGTCGTATTCTTTACGACCATACCATATCTCTATGGGGTTATTAGTAATAGCATCATCACCAGTAGCAGGACGAGATGCAATGTTAGACCCGTTTACATTTATATATTGATCTAATCCCATTACTTGGTCTCCTCTTTCAGTAAGCGTAGCCACACCAATAGGTTACCATATGCAACTCTTTTATTGATGTCTTGTTCTGTTTCATATGCAGTCTTTACTGCATCTATCATAGGTATCCTGTTGTGTAACAACTGGGACAGTACCGTGGACTGTCTTGTTTGACGCACAATATCACTTACAAACTGATCATCTTTGAATGTATTCATACTGTCTCCTTTAGTTTACTTGTTGACTCTCCAGTGAATGGACATATCTGTTGACCTACATACTGTAGGCTACCATTACGATTCAATTGATTAACATCTCTGCTAACAGATACACCCTCATCACTGAAGAGATTGATATACAAGTGTGCATACACCTCTGCTAGGTGTTTATCAGGGAAGCCTGATGCTATTACATTATGCTTGTCGTGTACTAGATACATTTGATTCTCCTATAAAAGTTACCGAACAACGATACACAATAGTAGGGTAGGTAGGAATCGAACCCACGTGAGGTCGGTTATATGCCGACACCTTTTACCAACATCAGGCACTACCCCAAACATCCCTAGTAGGACTTGAACCTACAACCTACAGATTAGAAATCTGTTGCGCTATCCTGTTGCGCTATAGGGATTTAATATACATATCAGTATGGATATGTATAGAAATGTGTACAAATGTATACACATTATCCTTTCGATATAGAGAATCTTATGTCTGTCTTGTTATCAACACACAATCTACATACCCCACAGGCACTGCCTATGGTAGAGATTAAGGGTATAACACCCATATTCTCTGGACATTTAGCACCTACCTTACCAGTGATAACCTTTAGTCGGATACCACCAGTCTCAAAGGTATCCTCTAGGTATGCAAGTTTAATACCTATTGCTCGTAGACTGATACCAATAGATTCATTATCTCTATCAGTAGAGTAGTACAAGGATAGGTTATCAATACCTTGCAATATTCTGGCACTAGATTCTACTCTAGTATATACCCAGAACTGTATACTAGGATGACGCTGTATTACTGTAGCCCACGCTGTAGTATACTCGTCACTAAAGAAGTCACCATCCCAGTGTATACGGAATATCTTATCTACACTAGGGTACTTGGCACAGTCCTTATTGAATGACTGTATCATATCATCTAACAATGAGACCATAGTATTATAGTCGGCATCCTTTAGTAACAGCCAGTTATGTAACAGCAATGCCCTTACACTAGGGTATACCTTCTCTAGTCTACCAGCATAACACACTCTCTTACAAGTAGGAGTCTCACCCCTACAAGAGTATGCTATACCACTAGGTAGACCAAAGGTATTCTTTATAGCGGACTGCTTACCATTAGCAGTGGGCATATTAGTTACCTTCCTATCGTTAGATGTTTTTAGTTTATTCATAGGTTACTTATCTCCTTAACTATGTTACTGCATTCTTCATTGGTCATCTTCTTATAGTCCGATAGATCGGATGGTGAGCCACGGTATAATGCCTTGATAGACTCGAGTTCAGCGAGGACTTCGACTAGGCGCAGGTTAGTAGCGAAGGCTTCACCTTCAGCGGTATCTGCACGGTATGTCTCCGCACTAAGGGTAGTCAATACTCCAGTGTACTGCTTTGTGATGTCCTCTAGGGCATCATAGATACTAAAGTTGATATTCATCGTCGTGACTCCCCTACTGCCGTAGTGAGTGCAAGGATCTGAATCCTCAGGGATGCAATGATAGTCATATTACTTTCCTCGAGTGCCTTGTATAATCGTATCTGCTTATCCTGCACTTCAATAGTACTCGTTTGTACCTTGATGATTGCATCCTGATTCTCAATCAGTGTGTCCTTCAGATTCATACCGTACTCAGCCTCGTACCCGCCATAGTTTGGATAGTCCATTGTATTCTCCTTAAGAATTTTTTCTACCGTACATAGGATATTGTTATCCCCTTGCGCCCTCTATTAGGAGAGCAGAAGGGAATACCCTCAGTGTACACCGAGGGTATCCGTGCTACATATCCAAGCCCACAATACCCCCGTTAGGGTATTGCGTAGGTGGACGACAAGTAGTGTAACCTACCAACGTATATGCTACAGCCCATCCTAACGGAGCGTACTGTAGTAGAGATACATACCTATACTTATACAGCGATAGGCAACTGCACCGATCTCTTTATGCGGGGTGTATTACTACACCTTTATATGGCATCAGCATACCATCCACTGATTAAGGGCAGTGTTCAACCCTAGTACTTACCCTGCTATAGGTGGGCATAGTACCAACTCACTCATACATACTTTCATCACACCTATGTTAGGATGATAGTATGAAACTCCCGTGACTAATGAACCTTACTTTTACGGAGAAGGTATAGGAAATAACCGTCTACTAGGGAATAGGCAGTGCTAGTGCACTACCACTACCTAATGTAGTAGAGAAGCCACCATACCCCAGTCAAGGGATATGGTAGTGTACTGACATATAGACCCGAAGGTATATACCCCGAAGGGAATTACAGTATAGGTGTTTTACTAGGTTACCTATTACCTAGACTCTTTAGGAGAAGTGTATCGTGGATACCATTATCCCATAGGGTACACCACTATAGTGTAGCCTATGGGATACCCTAGTTTTATAGACTAATGTCATCTAGGGTATACCACGCTTATCTCTATCTGGTACTAGTGTAGGTAAGCACTACATAAGTACATTGAGATATCGTAGGAGGGTATTTATTGCCCTGTGCCACATATCCCATAGGGTACACCTCTACAGTGTAACCTATGGGATACCCTAGTTTATAGATTAGTTATAACATAATCATCTAGGGTATACACCATTGAATATTGTAGAGTAGGGGATCAATCGTCATTGATCTAGTAATATCTCCCACTCTATATATCCCATAGGGTACACCTCTACAGTGTAGCCTATGGGATACCCCTATTGTGAGGATAGGGGCATCCCTATGGGATACGCAAGGTATCCCAAGAACCTTCATACTGAAGGTGTGTTTCATTACTAGTGGACTACATTGGGGTAGACCACACTATCCACGGCATCCTTGAGCCGTGCATAGTACCCTGCCATAGTGTTCAGTTGTCGAACATCCCACTCGAACTTATCGAAGTTGAATACCACACTACGGCATTCTTCACGATACCACTCAAGTACTAGGACGATAGGTTCATACTGCGGATGCAATCCCTTGATACTCTTGATACCCTCTGCGAACTCATCGCAGTGAATGATACCATTCTCATAGGATTGATGTAGTCGTAGTAGTTCGGGACTCATAGTGTATCCTCAGTAGTAAGGACTCGAACATATACCATCATATTGGCATACGCTTTGGTCATCTTCTTAGTGCAAGATGTCTTCATAGCCATCTCACATTCAGTACGATAATCGTGCCTACGATTGATTAGACCGTAGAATAGTTCGTGTACTTCGCCTTTCGTGGCTGCCTCAAATACCGCATCAATGAATTCGTCTACCGTAGTATTACCATCGGCATAGTTCCTTACTGCCCTTTTCAATTGGGGAGTGTACATATCGGCAAATGGTGGCATAGGATGTTTCATAGATTCTCCATAAGAGTCTCAAAGACTAGGACGGTACTATGAGTACGTGAATCGGTCTGCCACGATTCAATAGCATTGACGTGGGCATACTTCGCACACATCTCCCTATCGACTGTTACCCCGTACCCTTGGCGTATAGCCTCGATTACTGTTTCAGTAGGGATACTACGATCCTTGGCAAACTTGGCTACTCGACTAGCGTAATCCTTTGGACTACGACAATCACCAAATATCTGTTTCATAGTGAACTTAACCATAATGATACCTTTCTGCCCGTATAGGGACATTACTCACATTACCATTGGGACATTGATATCCCCTAGGGCTCACTTATTAGGGTGAACCCTAGGGGATACCGTAGGAGTGCTACGGTATCCCCAACTGCCATTGATACTTAGTCAATCTCGGCAAGTAGTGCATCCAACTTATCGGTCTTTGGTGCGAACGCATATCCGTTTTCCGCAAGCATAGCATTCATACCGTCTCGTAATGTCTTTGTGCAAAGTGATCGTCCAGTAGCCTTGATCATTGCACAATACATCTTATGCGTTTTCACTTTGTCACAATCCACGAGAATATGGTAGGCAATGAAGGGGATAGTGATATCTCCAGTACCCTCAATCAACAACTTACCATTAGCATCCTTAGTGCCAGTGGCAAGTAAGAGTTGAGATTCAATGAATGCCCGATTGATCAAATTACCGTTATAAAACTTAGACATAGTATTCTCCTTAAGAATATGTTGCCCCGATACCCTACGGAACATCCGAAGGGTACGGGAAGATATGTCCTTGTTAGGGGCATATCTTCCCTATCCCTAATGAGTGCTTTAATGGAAAATTCACCGAAAAAAGCAAGCAATAGGGGAGGGATTAATTTGATCGTTAGTGGAACTAATGACACTAGTTCCGATAGAGGCGTGATCCTTATAGCCTTCAAAGTCCCGAGTACTATGGCACACGCTAGTTCATTACTCCCCCTTGCGGGGTAGACCAGTTGGCTACCATAGCCCTCGAGGTGAGAGCGATAGAGTTGGGTTGTCAAAGAGGGGCTATGTCCTCCACCCCGTAGGGTAGGCTAGTAGCCGTCAGTCGAACTGACAAAGTAATACTGACGAGATCAAATAAAGTGGAGAAGATGCGAAGATTTTTCAAGGGTTGCCCTCCCCCCCCCCCCCCTCGGTTGCCCTTTGGTTCTCGGCGCAGGGCAACGCCTCGCAGGGGCGACGGGGGTCGGGCTCTTCGGACTGTTGGGAGTACCCCCTCGTAAATCTTTGA